CCTTTTTAGGAGGAGTTCTTCTTCCAGACGGGCGCGTCTTTTGTGTGCCTTTTAGTTCTGCAAGCGCCCGCATCTACGACCCAGAAACCAATACCCTTTCCACCCCGACTGGAACCTACCCGGCGAGCACTTCGTTCGCCGGTGGGGTATTGTTGCCCGATGGGCGTGTGTTTTGTGTGCCGCATAACTCAACGACCGCCCGCATTTACGATCCGACAACCGACACCCTTTCCACCCCGACCGGAACCTACCCGGGAAGTAATGCCTTTTTAGGAGGAGTTCTTCTTCCAGACGGGCGCGTCTTTTGTGTGCCTTTTAGTTCTGCAAGCGCCCGCATCTACGACCCAGAAACCAATACCCTTTCCACCCCGACTGGAACCTACCCGGCGAGCGCTTCGTTCGCTGGAGGAGTATTGTTGCCCGACGGGCGTGTGTTTTGTGTGCCTTTTAGTTCCACGACTGCAAGGATCATTTTCTCAAGATCCCATCTCTGGCTGGACTCCAATCTGACGATGTCTCCGTTCGTCAACAAGTTGTAGGAAACAAAAAAAGCACCCTTTCGGGTGCTTCCTATTTGTGCCTTTCACTCATCCGTGCGATGATCTTTTCGCGGAACTCCTTTGCGTCCCGCTGGATCTCAATCGGAATGTTCGGGTCGGACATCGCACGCTCGAGCGGAGACATTGACCTGGATATGTAGTATTCCCAAGTTCTGTCCAGCCCGTAGCGGCTGCGGGCATGATCTGCCAGATTGCGAGATGATAGTTCTCCCTCTCCCTGCACAATGTCCATGAGCAGGGAAATGATCTGCGCCATGTGCGCATTGGTCGATTTGCGGATGTCCCACAGGGCACGGAAGTGTGACCAGGTGATGTACGGCGCCCTGCGCGCCATGAATGCGAACTGCCTGTACTGACCGTCATCAAACTTGCAGATGTCGTGAAACATCTCGTAGGCATGGGCGCGGTCATAGACCGTGTCGTCCGATTTTCCAATATCGGAAGCCAACCCCTTGACGGCGTCCTTTGTATAATTGCCCGCCACCTGCCAGCAAAAGAGACATGATTTCCATGTCTCTTTATTCGCCTTGCCCTCGGCCTTGATGACCTGCTGGACACGAACGCGATGTAGATCGACAATGGGGGTCATCGTCTGTATCCCGTTCCCCATGCGGCAAGCCCGATCAGGCAGAAGAACAAGAACGCGAACCAGATGAACAAGTCATTCGGAAGCACTCCTGTCATCCGAAGCCACAGGATCGCCACAATCGAAATCCATGACGAATATTGCACAAACAATTTCATTTGCAGACTCCTTTTCCCTGCCCGACGCAGGGAGCATAAATGTAATATTCCTGCTCTTCTACCACCACTTCGCACCAGTTTCCGAGACAGCCCGAAACCTCCACGTGCTGACCTGCATACAGCCATCCGACAACACCGCAGGCGGTTGAAGGGCACGAACGGATGTTCACATCCCCGAGGACAACAGTGTTGTCGGTCTTTTTCACCGGAGAATCCACTGTTGTCGGCGTTTTTTCGTGCTCTTTTTCCAATGCGCCATCCCCGACAACAGTTCCCATGATGGAACAAGCCATGACGATAACACCGACAACAGTCATGACAACACTGACAACACTACGATTCGTGCGCTTCATGTTCGATCAACTCCAGATTTTTTGTCCATATACTCGGGTCAAAGACCGCCTTCATTTCCTTCACCTGTCCGTCCTCCGACAACACTGCTAGCAACTTCACCAAGCCAGCCTTCTTTAGTTGCAACAATGAGGCCTTCATGAGCAATGCGTGATCCCTGCTCTTGTCGCTTACGCTTCCGTGCAAGGTAGGCATCGATGACTTCCTGGTAGTCCTTGTAGAGTTCGGAATATTTTCCGAACTTGCTGATGGTTTTGATGGTGGCTCCGACTCCGCGACTTTTTCTACGGAGGACAATGGCTGGGTAGGCTCTGTCGGAGCCTTGGATAAGGGTGTCGTACTCATTTTCTTCGTCCTCCAGTGATAATTCCACTTCCGACAACAGTGTTGTCGGTGTTGTCGCAGCCAAAACGCCAGCCTCTTTCAAGGCTGGCTCTCTTTCGGGCGGGGCTAGTTGCCACTCCCGCCCTTGGTAGGGTTTTCGGGCGTCTTGGTTTCCGACCCGAATTGATGGGATGGCTGAATTTGACGATTTTCCACCTTGGCTAGAGCGGCATCGACGACCTTTTGTCCGTGTTTGCCGTATTGGGTATTGCGCTCACGCAGGGCGTCTTTGTTGGCTTCAATGACCTTCCCTGCCGCCTTGGCGATCTGAACCTTCTTTCTGGCGTTCGCCTTCGCCTTTGCGATTTGACGATTGATCTTCCATTCGTCATCCTGGAAATAATAAACCGCAAAAGAGACGGCGTGGAAGAAAAACACAACCACCGAGAAGATCTCAATGGTCAGTTGCACCCAGGTTTTCGTGTTTCCAACCAGCGCCATTGCACCAGAAAAGATCGCCAGAACAAACATCGAGGAAACTGCAACGATCATGCCGACAATCGAGGTCTTGCTTTGATTGTCGTTGCTCTCGGGGCGCTCCCAATTGCCGTGATGCAGGAAGAATACAACCGCATTGCCGATGAACCAGATGACCCCGTAATACCAGAACGTCAACATGCCGACCGTGTAGGCGGTAACAAGATCGATCAGAACAACGGCCGCATGATATGCGATCTTGGCGCGGGTCAATTCAGATCGAGAGGGGGGCGGTTCGGGGGCTTCCTCTGTTACAAGTTTCTCAAGTTCTTCAATATCATTCATGATGCACCTCTTTCAAGTAGGATTGTAGTCGCGCACAACATGGTGCCGACCGTGACGAGCCATGCCAGTATGATAATCAGGCGCTTATTCATAACTGCGTCCCTTCGCTTCCTTCGATGTACCGCGTTGAAATCGCAAGGCTTGCGGTTGCAAAAATCGCTCCAGGGAGAAGAAACCACAGCCCATGCAGCCTGTCCCAGATGGTAACGGCGGGGGCGGAGAACAGGAAGTGAAAAGCCGGAAAAACGCCGATGACGAGCAGAACGATGGCGATAACTCCCAAGGCGTTCCCGAATCTGTCCAGTTGTTCGGATGCGGCGTAATCCTTCCAGTATTGCGCCTCCCATTCCTGTTCCTGTTGGCGCTCCTTTTGGCGGCGCTGACGATATGCGTTCATAAGCACCACACATCCAGGCACTTGAGCCCAGCAGGGTTTTCGCCAAGGACAAAAATCACGGCGACGAGAAGCAGGATGATAAGCACGAGCAGGAGCAAACCTTCGATCTTTTTCATTCTTCCACCACCCCGTCCGCGCGTTTTGCGACATATGTATTTCCAGACGGATACAGTTCGTATGCCAACTGTTCCGCTTTTTCCTTGCTTTCCGCTTCCAACACGGTCAAATGATGGTGTTGACCGTCAGCGAGGATGTATATGTTGTATTGGTTCATTATGAATTCCTTTCGATCCATTCATTGACAATGGCAGCCATTTCCTCCGGCTGCTTTACGACATGATACGGGATGTTCCTTTCTTTGCAATATTCCTGCACCTCCTTTTCCAGCGAACTGAGTTCCTGATCCGATTTCGGCACGTTCGGGTTCTTGACCTCCACCAGCATGAGAGGGGAGAGGTAGACCAGGATGTCGGCGCCTGCGCCCTCCGGTAAAAGGACGTAGCGGACGTTCATCCGGCGCAAGACCTCGGTGATCTGCGGCTCGTTCTTGTCCCTGTTCCCTCTTGCAAAACGTGGAGGCATTACTGCTTCCTCACATCAAAGACGACAAGTTGCCATTTCCCGACGACGATGGAAAGGTGCGTCCATCCGATCTTGACACGCACAAAAACCAAAAGGAACGCCACGAACGCAGCCGCAAGAACGACGATGAAATATTCCAATACGTTGCTCATTCTTCCTCCAAAATTCGGATGCTGCGTGCCTTCTCGCGTTCACGCGATATTTTTCCCTCCCGCTCCAGGCGGTCCAGGTGAAACGTGATGACTGACGTGGAAGTTCCGATATGGTCGGCAAGTTCGCGGATGGAGACGGATGCGATCATATCGGAATGCTCCTTCAAATATTGCATGATCGCATCGCGTCGTTCCGTTCCGTCGTCCCGTGGTTTGTGTAATTTTCTTGGCATGAAACGTATATACTAGGAATATTTGTGCGTGTCAAGGTTTTTATGAGTTTCCGAGACGCCTCCAGAATGCCCCAGAACGAAAAAAACAGGGGGTCTGGGCGATTTATATCAATGACTCCATGATCCGCCTAGCCATAAGGCAGGGAACGCCATTCCCGTTGATCTTTGTAGTAAGACCTTTGTATGTATCCGGCACCGTCTGGAACCTTCCAAGTGCCTGCACGGTCATCTTCACGACCCGTCCGGTTGCGTAGGCTCTGAGCGGTTTTTTGTCCTGCGAGGATTGCACGGTCATCATCGGCTCGTGACCATCCCGGATGGTCATCGTCTTTCCGTAATTGGTAGGTTGTCCGTCCACGATGAAGGCTTTTGTTCTTGCTTCCGTAGCACCTGCGAGAATCGTGTATATCGGTGCTTCACTGTCCGGGACAGTGAAGCGTTGTGTGTCTCCGTGTGGATCTTTCACGTTCACAACAAACGCCTTCATCCCTGTTTGGTTGCTGTTCGCAGTGACCGTATCTGCGGGTTCGTCTTTTTCTTTTGGGCTTGACCTAGACCCCTGACCGATCAGGAATTCGCGGTATTCCTGCGGAAGCCGTTCCATCTGCCATGGAGCGAATTCCGTTTCCGGGAGCGTTCCCAGAAGATCTTCAATAGCCGAGTACCATCCAACCCATTTGACAGGTTGAGGCAACGCACCGACCACCCGTCCATCTTTTCTGGCGCGCATGAACAGGCGGATCCTGTTCTGCGGGACGCCAAAGTCCGCGGCATCAAGAACCTGCACATCCACCATATAGCCGGAACCCTCAAGGGTTGCAAGGATCATTTTGTAGGATTCTGATTTGACGTATCCGCGCACGTTCTCCAGTGAGAATGTTGCCGGTTTGTGTGTAAGGATGGCGTTGCATACGGCTTGCGCCAATGCAATATCATGTTCGGTTTCGCCATTGTTCGTCTTTGCGACGGAAAAGTTTGGGCAGGGAGGGGAGGCATGAAGATGTTCCGGGGAAGGAAGCCCTTCCAGAAGGGTGGCATCCAAAACACTTCCAGTCAGGACATTGAACCCATTGAGCCGCGCGACAGAGGCAATCTTGTCCTCGTATTCAATGCCCCACAGGTGTTTGTATCCTGCCTGTTCCGCGCCGATCCCGAACAACTCCCCTCCTGAGAACATGGTTGCGAATGTTTTCATGCCATCACCATCTGTCCGTTCAGGCTGTCGGCATGTCGAACCAGCGTGTTGCACCAGGCGTCCAGGACATCATCCCCGTGTCCGCTCTGCCAGTGACCACCTTCCGGTTTGACCGGATGCACGAAGCGGAACAGGGCGTACCACTGCGCCTCGTTGAGAAGTTTCGAGGTGGTGCGTCCGGTGAGTATCTTGAGAACCTGACGATACCGTGCGTCATTGCGGCAGGCCTTTTTGAGGACACCGATGATCGTGCCGCGGTGGAATGTCTCGCCGGAAATGAACGAATCCACGCGATGATGGAATGCAGCAATAATGGCTTGCGCGTCCAGATGTTTCATGGTTTATTCTCCTTTCAAAACAAAACGGGTTGTTTTTCCTGCGCAGGAACGGTCTTTTTATTTCTCGGTTTGCGCGGTTTCTTTTTCTTTGATCCGCGTTGAGCCTTGATCTCGTCCAGCCAGACCTGATAGGGATAGTATTCGCGTGGTCCGAACGGATAGGCATCCCGAAGTGCCGCGCGGATGACATTCTCAGGCTGTCCGGCTGTCTCTTTCAGGACACGCTGGATGACGGGACGTGCCCGTTCTCGCCATGTTCCACGGTTCATTGGATCCTCCGTTGAACAGTCACAATCTTTGGGTACTGTTTGATTCTGGTAAGGATGACAATAATCTCCTCCATTCTGCATTTTGGAAGTCTTGGGACAATGTAATTTTGCATAATAGCGATACGACCTCCAATCTTTACCACACGGACAAGTTCCTGCGTCCACATAGACCATCTTGGATACGGGGTTCCGTACAGTTTTTCCGCAAACTCTGGCGTGTATGGAGGATCTGCCATTCCGCCTTCAAACGTCTCGGAGGCAATGGGTGTTTTTTCGACATTAGCGACCATATCCGGTCTTGTGGACGGGTTGCAATCTATCCTGAAACCGGTGACAGATAGTCCTGCGAAGAAGTGGACATACTTTTCTGTCTCAAGGATGGACGGGAGTCTTTTCTCAAAATGCGCAGGATAACAACCGTGATATTTTGCGGCTGGGCGCGGAAGATATATTACTGACGTTTTCAGTTTTCCCATCACAGCACCTTCACTTTCCAGTAATTCGCCCACGCTCTGGCATTACCGTTGGAGGAATGCTCCACGCTGGCGCGGGCATCCTGCGACCCTGCCGCCACGACGCGTCCGCGGGCGATGGGCTTTCCGACGTACACACCGATGCTCCGGCAAATATTGACCTCATCTCCAACCTGCAAATTGCTGGAGTAGGCGTAGAACTCTACACCGGGTTGCACCACCTGTGTTGGCAACACTGCAACGACCTTCATACTTCCTCCATTGTGGGTTCTGTAATAATTTCCATTTGATAGCCGACATCTCGTAGAGTCTGGCTTCTCAACTCAACATATTGCTCATACGTCAAATATCCGGCTTCATACGCCTTGCGTTTGTTGACAAGGATTTGCTTTGCTTCCTCGGCAAGTTCCTCCATATCGTTCATGACAGGCTCTTTACTGCCAGATTTATGGCATTCCTGAATTTGTACCCACGAATGATGGCGTCGTCAAATTTATGGTTCTTGGGAGGGACAACATATCGGGCTCGTTCCATGCCGATCTGTTTTGCGGCTTCCACCACGGCAACCCGTCCAGACTTCGGGTCGGGGATGTAGGCATCCGGGTCAAAGGCGAGATAGACCACTTCTGCAAAGTCAAGCATTTTCAGGATGCGCCGTTCCGGCGACTTGGATTGCACGCCATAGATCACATGGTCGTTCGGCAGCCATCCATAGATCGATCCGATCTGCGCCTTGAACTCTCCTTCCATGAGAACAACCTTGTTCGCCTTGCGGCGTTCGGGGTTGTAGAGGTGCTGCATTTTGGACTTGTACAATCTGCGGTAGCGATCATTGGAGTCAATCGGATTTGCCACGCGCAATGTGATATTCTCGATCCCGCCATGCAGTCCGAACACAGGCACCGTGTACGCCTTTGATTTGTAGGTCGTGAGGTGATTGCGGACAGTGTAGTCTGGCATCACACCGAGCATAAAACTATCCTGCCACTCGCGCGGGATGTATCGTTTTTGTTCGTAATATTCCCTGTCCGCGGCGCTCATGCCTTCGTGACATCGCTTCCACACCAATTGCGCCTCGACCAATTCCGTCAATTTCCGCAGGCGCTCCGCCTCGCCAGCCATCCACTCCGCCTCGATCAACGCCTGTTTGCGGGCGAATTCTGCACGTTCCTCGGGGGTCCATTCGGCGTCGGCTTTTTCTGGAGACCACTTGTATCCGCATTTTCGGACGCACATCCCGAACGGTGTTCCGCGATGGCTGACGCGCCACATGATGAAACGGTCCGGGTAGGAACCATCCTGGTGCATCTCTCCACCGCAGTTCGGGCACGAGGAATGCCATTCATTCTCGTTGATCTGTTTTACAAAACTCACCTTCCCTGCAAGCGCCTGAAATTCAATGGGTAGCATGTCCATGTCTAATTTTCCTTTGGAAAAATAATGATCTGACTTATCCCAATCGTAGCGCAAAAATCAACCGCCTTGATAAGCGCATCAAAAGATTTGTACGCTTTGTACGCAAAATAAACCTGATCCACAGAGAACGGGCTTCTTTTCGCAATTTCCGTGCAAATTGCTTTTTCAATTGAATCGTCAATCGTCTTGTGCATGATTTTTATGGCAGTTTATTCAACAAATTCAAATTCTTCAAAAAGCACCTTTACGGGCTCACCGACTCCCATAACCCAAACGCCACGCGAGTTATCGTGACCAGCGGGAGCGGGAATTACATCGTGTAAACTTCCAGGCTTTAGGTTCTCGAACAATTTACCAACCGCCTGACATTTGGTAATTCGAACGCGCCGAATCGCTCCTGCCTTCGGGCAGTTGTGCGCCCGTTTTTTATTATTGCTTCCGACAACGACATTTACCAAGTCGCGCGACTTTCCAGAAAGACCGCAAAGCGAGCATTTATATACATCGTATTGCCCACGCCTGTCGAACTGAGTGACAAGGTTTTGCTTCTCGAAATTATGATTTGTTGAGTTTCTATTTATGATAATCATCGCTTTTTTCTCCTTTTCTGCTTGATGTCCATTATTCGGTTTCCTTTCTGACGAGTATCTTTTGATGATAGTCCTTGTCGTACACAAAATCTCCATCGGGCTGGATGAGCAGCGGGAACACACGTCCAACGACCTCGTTGTATCCAAGTTCCTCGGCGTAACGGCGCTTGAGGATGCGCACAAAAGCCAGATTGGGAAGGACCTGAAAATTCCACGATCCATCCTCCACCCACGACCAGACCGGATAATCGTGCTTCGGCTGCCAGTAGGCATAAACGACATCGGGATAGTTATATATCTCCTTCGCCTCTTCCACGTCCGCCGCCCCTGGGATCTTCATGGTCTCGGTATAGTTCATTTTTTGAGTTTTCATCAAGGCTTGGGATGCCAAGTATACAGGGGATGAGAATTGGACAGCCACATCACACCAGCGTTTGACATCATCGGCGATCTGCAACCGGCGCTGTTCCTTGTTGGTCATTTCTCGCCGCCATGGATCGGGAGGCTGGATCTGGATGTAGTCGTTTGCGATCAACGAATAACGCAGGTCCTCCCCAAACCGGCGCTGTCCGTATTCAAGTGCCGTAATGATGTTCGTCATGTGCAGGTCGGCTACCTGTTCCGACTTCATGCCGAACGAGCGTCCGATGTGGATGAACTGGTCGTCCTGATACTCAAGTTCGGACTTGTACCGTCGCGCCATTTGACCAGCGGTGCGCTCGGCGACATCCTCGTGCGAAACCAATGCAACGGCGTATCCGCTTCTCCCCTCAACGAGTTGCTGCGCCTTCCAGACGATGTCCTTCATGACAGTGGATTTTCCGTGGTGCCCTCTGGCAAGGATGACGGCGCATTCGCCGGGATAGACAGGCGGTATGTCCTTTTGCAGTCCCTCCACGTGGAAGGGGAGTGCCAGGTGCCGGTTCGCCTGGATGTAGGCAAGGAACTCCTCGCGTTTGTCCCACGTCTGGCGGGCGGTAAGGACGTAATGAGCAGGGTTGAATGTGTTCGTGTACATGGCTAATACGAGATGGGTATCCCGCTCTCACTTTCGCGGATGGGTTGTGGGTCGCGTCGGACTATCGGTTCGGCCGCCTTACTCTTCGGCGGGTACATCGTGGAGTGCGCAACGTAGTCCGACCAGGATGCCTCAAAATCGGCAGGATAGTTCTTGATCTGGCGGTTTGACATGGCACCCTTGACGTATGGCTGTGTGCGCCACGTGTTGTATTTCTCAAAGCATTTTTCGTCCTCTGCATAGAGTTTGACAATAAAGTTCCGTAGAGCACGCCATTCGGGTTCCTGAGTAGTCTTGGATGGATACCATGTCCAGTTTCCAGGGGTTCGCATGTCCCTCTCAAAGGCAAGCAAAGCAGGTTCAAATTCATCACGCCTTGCCTTCTTTTGCAGTTCGAGGTCTACAAGGTCGGGTTTTGAATCTTTCTTATTTTGTTTCTTAATACTTTCTTCAACTGACTCTCTGTCACCCTGACGTTGACTCTCTGTCATAGCACGTTGACTCTCTGTCACCCCAGCCTCTACACTAACTCTGACGCGCACCTTGCCTGTGTCGGCGTAGATATGAGGTTTGTTTTTCAGTTCTGGCGTTGTGTCGTACAAATAACCGCCGTCACAAAGGATTTCCAGGTGCCTGATTATCGTCCGCTCGGACATGCCGACACTGGATGAAATCTTTTCCAAAGACGCGCGGCAAACTCCGTCTGACATCTGGCAATATCTCCACACCCTCCCCCAAACAAGGGCGGTAACATAACCAAGTTCCCTAACAATCACATCGGGAACGGGAGTAAAACCGCTCATAACTGAAACAAATTCAGTCCGCACCGGGTCTGTGTTATATCCCCTCCCGAGCATTTCCATTGCTTCGCGCACGTCGTCGTCGGTTGTGTAGTTTGTGTTCTTTTCGCTCATGTTGATCTCCTACGCTTTTGTCCAGATCGTATTCTTGAGTGTGGCGTCCTGCGTCTCCCCGATCTCAAGCGGACGGTCTCTATACTGCATTGCCACAGGTAATATGTCCTTGAAGTGCCACCATGGGAACAGGCATGGAATCGGTGTCCACTTATAGCGTTCGTTGAGATATTTGTTTTTTCGCTTGAGGATGTATTTGGACATAAAAAATCACCTTCTTTGATGTGCCTCTGTCTCTGTCTTGGCGGGGGCAGGCTCGTGAAACCAGGTACGAGTGCCTTAACTTTGACAGAAACACATCAAAAATGGTGATTCTGTCTGGTTTCGTATATTTCCGCTCTGCCTCAGCGGGCGTGGCTTTATCGCCATCACTCAATTATTCTACGCTTTTTCCGCGTAAAAGTCAAGAATTTTGACGACGAATTTTTGAACTGGAGATCGGGGTTGATCTTGACCTCCAGTTCAAAAATCGATCACTCTTCTGGGCTTTGTGCCTTCACTCGCCGATTACAATACGATCACAAGAGCCGCCACAAAAATAATCTCCACACGTCCACTTGACTTCCGTGGACATCGGATCAAGAACCAATTGCGATCCATCCCAGACAGATTTACAGGCACGACATTTCCATTTTCCATCAGGGTGCGTGTTTCGCTGGGCGGCTTCTTCGCGCACACGATCAACGTTAGCAAGATAACCGCGAGGAAGATTCCCATCCTCAACTTCTTGTTCGATAGCCTGTAATAATTTTTCTAATTCACTCATTGAAATCTCCTTTATGCTGTTGAGCAGTCCGCCGAACGGATTGCGTTACTGGCGGGGCTGGAATAAATCACAGCCATTACCAGTGCGGATTGGACATGACGGGGTGAGTTCTAATTTGCAAGACTCGCAAGCCCCGTCCAGTGCACGCTTTGTTAGCCCGCGCTTTGCTGCCCGAATGGACATTGCCATGTTGCGAGCATATTCTTGGACTTCATCACTGTGACCAGATAACTGTGCCCCAGTGACCCAATCCGCCGCCCATTCAAGCGCGGCATCGTAGTCGTTATCCTTCTCTGTGCGTAGGCGATGATTTGTTGCTTTGAGTAGATTGATTTCTCTGTGTAAATTGTCAATCTCTGTTTCAAGTTTTGTCAACGCACCGCTGGCGACCTCCTCAAACCCTTCTGAGCAGGAGCATCCCTTTGCGTCGCATCCAGTATCGTCGGAATGGTCAAAAGCACTATGACCACATTTGCAATTTATATTTACAGGCGGCATTTCCATTAATCCTTTAACTACTTGCATTGCAAGATTTACTAATCTTTCGTGTTCGTCTTTTTCCATAAGACACCTTTCAAAAGCGCGGAGCAGGCTAACGGTTTGCGTTACTGGCGCGACTAGACGCCTGTTGGCAATTCTTCATCGCTACGCCATACCTCGCCACGCAATGGCGGCTGTGGCGTAGCGTCCGGTGCACGCTGTGTTAGTTGCCGCCTTTCCATGCACTCCAACCATTGAACCGCAACAGCGGCGACGTGAACGAGTTCAGTTTTAGCAGTGCCAGCGTGCGAACCGCCAAACTCATCATGCAAAATAGCCTGTGCCAATTCACCTACTTCTTCTGTGAGGATAGCAAGCCAACGATAATCATCGTGGTTTTGCTCACCCCACTTTTTATTTTGGCGTTCACGCTCGGCGCGTTTCAGCCTTTCGATTTTTCTTTGACACTTTGCAATCTCACGGCGGTATTCCGCAATACCTTCGGTGAGTTCTTCGATGTCTTTTTCACGGTATTCATCATCCGCATTTTCTTCTGGCTTGTAATTTTCGCTGGTAAGTTCTTCAAGCCTTTCTTCATTTTCGCCGATTGCTTCTTCAAGCCACATAATATCGGCTTCAATATCTTCGATTGTGTCGGGCATGTTTTTATCTCCTTTTGCAAGTAAGCGCCGAACTAGGGTTTATACAGAATGTACACGATATTGAGAGGATCGCACCCTCCCAATACCGATACGTCTCGTTATTTCCGACCATACCTGATGTTGTTGCAGGCGCGGTCGATAAATCTGGTGGTATTGTACCCGATGGACCCGATCCGTCCGGTCCTGATACATTCGGCTGCGTTCTGGACGATCCCGACCATGTAGCCGGAGAGTTTGTCGGTGTTTTTCATGAGATAGTCCACCTTCTCTTGCAGGGTCATGATGGCACCTCCTCGATGACGGTCAACTGGTCGGTGTCCGGGTTGCTGTCCACCCAGAAGTCGGCTATCAAATAGCCACAGGCGTGCGCGGTAACGGATCGGTCGATCTCACTCTCGAAGTGGTTGCACACGTCCTCGGCATTGCAGCGCGGATTCTCGGAGATGTATCGCAGGACGCGGTTCTCGAGCGGGGTTGGCTGACGCATGTGTTGGAATCTCATGACACCACCTCAAAATACAGCCCGCTGACCTCATCCGGCTCGGCAAGCGGGACGAAGGTTCGCCCGTCCGCCTCGATCTGCTGGCGATAATCCAGCAATGCGCGTTGCTGTTTCTCTTTTGCGGTCAGATCCAAATATCCATACGATTTTGCGCACAGGTTGAGTTCCGCGAGCAGGTCATCCAATTCGAGCAGGTCATCCAATTCGAGCAGGCGCACATAGGGATAATCCTCTGCGGTGGGGTGGATGTCCTGCTGGGTCAAAAGGTGGAGGGTATTGTCGTTACTCATTTTCCACCTCGGACAGGTCGGTGGCGATTGTGACCTTCGGCTCTTTCGTGACGGTCGTTCCGTCCACCGCGCCGATCTTGGTCGCGTAGTTTTTGACCTTCTTTTCATCCACGATGAGTGCGTCGGGCAGTCGTGTTTCGACGAATGTCCGCATGGCTGCGGCGTCGGTGATGGTGAACACAGACTCTTCGCGGACTTTCACGAATTTGTTGACCGTCTTTTCTCCGGTCTCGAGATAGGCAGCGAGACCCTGTTGGTGGATGCGTTCCTCAAGGGTCTGGATGTCTTTCTCTGCCATTTCGCGCACCAGGTCGGCGCTTCGGTACACATCTCCCTCCTTCGCGGCGTCGAGGACGGCTTTCATGGTTTCCTTTGCCTTTTCGGCGTCACGGCGGGCGTTGTGCAGATGTTTCAGCAGGTCAATCAGTGTTTGCATATTTCGGTTTCCTTTCTGGGGTCTGTTGGTACACGTGCGGGACGGAGGTGGCGTGTTTTTTCCACACCTTTCGCGGATGCAGGCGGATGCCGCGGACGATGCGGTGCGTGCGGGCGAGCATCCCGAATTCCTGCATTTTTTTCAGGTAGTAGACCACCACGCTGGTGGATCGAGCAAACCCGGCATCGACGAGTTCGTGGGTGGTGGGCGGGAATCCGTTATTTTCTATGTACGCCTGCATCCAGGCGTACATCCTCTCAAGGTGGGCTGGATATTCTTCGCCCTCGGAGATATGAGTGAGCGGCTGCGGCATTATTCCTCCACGATCAGGAACGTGTAAAGCAGGTAGGCGTCCCAGATGCGTTGCCCGCCACTGGAGAGCGAGATGTCGAATGTGTCGCCGTTCTTGAACGTGATGTGCAGGGCGTCATTCGGTTCGTTGTAGGTCATCTGGCGCACATCAGAGAGGTCCAGAGTTTCGTCTGGGGTAAATCGGACAATAGGGGGGTTGGTCATTCCGTGTCTCCTTTTGGGGTATAGATGCGGGGTTTGTTCGAGCAGATCGGGCAGTATCGTTTGAGGTTTCGTGTTGATTTGAGTTTGCGTTCGAGACTCCTTCCCCCCTTCCATGTCGCCCAGACGTGGAAGGGGATGTTGTTGTAATTGGCTGCGCCGACCAGGTGGGCGCCGTTGCATTCTCTGGTCGGCTGCCAGCGTGTCGCGCGATGTTCCGCCATTCGCTCCTCGATGGGACGCGTCGTGAATCCGACGTAGTGCTGCGCGTGATGGCGTTTGCTGCCAATGGGGCGCTCAAAGTGGATGAGGTAGACGGTGGACATTAGAGTTGCACTCCATGATCGACGATCAAGATGGTGCGGGCGGCGTCCTGCTGTTCCTTTGAGGTTTTGTCCGGGTTGCGGACGATCCACTCCATCTTGGTGCGGTCCAGGTCCGCGATGCGCTTGACGGTCTTATCCCTGCCTTGGATCGTGACCTTCACTGCCTGTTCGTACGGCATGGGAGTGAGTGCGCCGACCGTGGGAGGGATCTGCGGGGGAGTGATGTCAATGATGTCGGTCGTTTCGTAGTCGGTGATGTCCTCCGGCTCCACGTCCACCACGTCCGGGAGCGCCATGCGTTCCACGGCTTCCAGGGCTTTTGTGCCCCAATCTCCGCCGGTCGTGATATGCACGACCCATGATTCGCCCTGTGTGAGTTTATCCTTGATCTTCTTGGTGACGGTCTCCCTGCGACGGATGAGTTTGAACGGCACACCCGCCAAGCCCTTGCCGAACGACTTGGCGATGGCGTCAAAGGCTGCCAGTTCGGCGGAGAGGGTACGGATGTCGCGTGGGGAGGTGGGAGTGAACTCGAAGTACCCGACCTCGATTCCCGCCAGTTCGGGGATCACGACTTGCAGGCGTCCGGCAGGTTTCATCATGACGGGTTCGTTGGCGGCGTTGTAGTAGATCGGCTTGGTCACGTCGCATGGGTTGTTGGCAAGGAACATGCGTCCCGCCTCTCCAACCGACTGACCGTTGCGCACGAGCACCTCGGAGGATTCGGGGTCTCGGTAGAAGATCCAGTAATCCCCATCCGCGGTCGATCCAGCCTGCGCCACGAGTCCGCCCTGCTTGTAGCATTCGTAATTGGCGTCCCAGAAGCGGGGAATGTCGTTGTACGGGACACGCACGTTGATCTCGGTGGGTTCCGGTCCGTAGATGGAGCGGAAGGCATCCTCCAGTTCCTTCGCCTTGGCGCCGTCCATGAAGGTGACGCGGAAGTGGTCGAGGTCGCGCGGAGCGCCGTTCTTTCCGCCGCGGTCGCCTTTGCGGATCTTTCCGAGTTTCATAAAGGTCTGATTGGTTCCGGTGGTGAGGTTTGCGATAGGCATGATTATCTCCTTTTTCTGTTTTCTCGCTCCCATGCGCGGATGCGCTGGAAGTCATAGACGAATTCGGATTTCTTGGTGTGCCCGCAAAGGTTGATATTGCCGTGAGACGAGCACTTGATGTCGATGATGTCGCCGAAGCGATCATCGGAGCGGATGAACATATACAGGGTTCCTCCGCAGACGGCGCAGACGTAATTTTTGGTGATGATGGACGCCTTGTTGCGGTCGAAGCCCTGATCTGCGAGATGACCCCACAGATCGGAGAGGTTTCGGATGACCTCATGGTAGGACCTGTACGCGCGTTCGTATTCGATGGAAACCGTGGCGCGGGTGACGCGTCCGCAGTCGCAGACGTTGCCGTGTTCGGGACAGACGATGAGACGGCGCTGTTCGTTCGGCACCTGCACCTCAACGAGTTCGGCGTGGCAGATCGCGCAGACGTAGCCGTCGATCACGGGCTGCACTTCGGCGGGCGTGAAGGAATGGTCGGTGTCGAGGACAATGGCAAACGGGATGTCCTGGACGATGGCGGTCATAGTTCGATCTCCGGGATGTCCGCCCAGGCGTCCGTGATCTGGCGGTCGATCAGATACGATTCGATGACGGCGTGCGGGTCGGGCTGGTCATAGGAGGTTTGGGCGTCCGAATACGCCGACGCCCGGACCAGTTCGTGAATGATGTCCATATCCTCTTCCATTTGCGGGGTGATGGAGTGCGCGATGCGCAACTGTTCACGCGCCCATGCGCGGATGAGGGCGATGCGGTCGCGGGCGTATCCCTCATCCGGGACGGCAGGGGAGTCATACCACTGGACGAACAGGTCGCCAAAGACGTTGACGCATCCCTGCATGATCTTGCGTTCGCGGACGCACTCCCGTTCTTCGGCGCGTTTGCGTGCGAGACGGTTCTGCCAGTCGATAAGATCGCGTTGATCGCGTTTTTCGTAATGGGCTGCCATGCCGATGAATTGGTTATTGCGTGTGCGTGCCATGGTGTATCCTTTCGTTGTGTATATTAGCATATATAGTCTAAACTGTCAATAGCAGAAAATGACAGGGTTACGAGGTTATAATTGGGGCGTAATTCCGATACGTACCAAACTGGAGGATGTCATGCCAAAGAAGGGTCAAGATTTTACGGAGCAGATCACGGTGTTGTTGCGCGATGATGGGACGAAAGAGGCGTTGACGGCCATTGCCTATTTTCGCGGGGATGGCGGATCGTATGCGGGTCCGGTGCGGGATGCGTGCGCATCCTACGTGCGGGAGTGGCTGGCACGTCTCACTCCCGCCGAACGAAAACGCTTTGATGAGATCCTTGGCAATGTGCGTGTCAAGCGCAACATGGAGCGGGCGATCAAAGCAGGGTGATAGCAGGGCGCAAACTAATCGTAGTTATCCGGGGTAAATTCGGTGCCATTGAGACCGAGGGCGCGTTCCGCCTTGATGATCTCCAGTTCGCGTTTACGCAATTCGAGTTCGCGTTCCTTCAGGACGAGGGCGCGTTCTTCGATGTTCATATCGGAGACGAGCGTGCGGTTGTGTTCCTGCTGGATGCGTTGGTCGCGGATGATGCGTTCCTGGTTATGCCGGTCGATCTCTCGCTGTTTTTTCTGTCCAGCGAGGTAGGCATTGCCAAGGGCTTGCAGGGTGTAGAGTAGGGTCAATAAGCCTCTCATGATGTCTCCTTAGAGGGCGTTCTTGCGTGCGGCGAGGTCGGCGTATTCGGCGGGTTGTGCGGGCGGGAGGGTGAAGAGGTCGGTGGATGCGTGACCGTGTTGTCCGGTGTGCATGTAGGACATGCAGGTCGAGTACGGGTCACGAGTGCCCGGCAGGGTGGGGAAGAGGGCGATCACATCCCCTTCGGGGCAGCGTTTGAAAATAACTTTGGTGGTCTGGGTGGTCATGGTGGTTATCCTTTCGGGTTTGGGAATAATTCAGGAATGCCGCCCGGCTTTTCGAGTGCGCGATCTTGCGCCGGGCGGGTTATCCTGTCAGATTATCGGGCGGTCAATCCGTTGATGAAGGATTGCAGGCGGTAGTAAAGTTCACGCTTGGTGTGATAACCGCCGCCCAAAGGGGTGGTGACGCCGCCGCCGTCAGACACGACGCGATGAAGATTCACACCACCATAGGCGTATGAAAGGCAGTAGTGGCCAACGTTGGTCTTATGCGTGCCGTCTGATTGCTTGGTTGAGTATTCGGTAGGCGATCCTGTCAGTTGGTTGATCGTGTATACAAGGGCTTCAAGGTCGGATTGCTTGACTCGGTCTCTCATGATCTTTTTTTCCTTTCGGGGTTAGGGGTTAGTGGCGGATGTTTGTCCGGTCCATAATGCCTACAATCGGCGGGAGATTATAGGCACTAGCACGGGGCAAATTATTTGCGAGACATTCGGCGGGTCGCTTCATAGTACATCTGGTAAATAGCCGAAGCCATAAAGCCGTAGAAATTCTCGGTGATTTTTTCGGCTTCTTTTTCGGTCGGATTGACAACGGACCCGATTTTCTCGGCAAATTCTACAACTTCGCCGTTATAAACCGGCAGGTCGATCACAGACGGGAGACCAGACAACCAATATTTGAGGCCGGCATGGGTTCCATGTCGCTCGAATTCGTGACCAACTTCTGCCTTGGCGGTGTTGACAAGCAGGATGATTTTTTCGTCGGCGGTCTTTGGCTGTTCGTCGGTGGAGAGATAGCCGTCAAAGTTGATGCGGGCGATAATCTCTGCGCGTAGGGCTTTTTTGTAGTTCTTTTGAAACATGATCTTTATCCTTTCGGGGTTAGGTTTGCGCCTTTCGGCGGGTCGGGTTTATCCCTTCCATGATGACTATCACGCGGGTGATAGTCACGAGCAGGGGATAAAATTAGTAAACTCTCCACCCCGCTTTTACCATGCGCCTAACTTCACGGCGCAGTGATAATAGTCGCGGGTTTTTTAGGTCTACAACAAGTGAGACGCTTTGTATACGGGTCCCAACAAAGCGGTACAGTTCAATGGTTCTTTTTGTGGATGTGAATTTTCGAGTGTGTCCGATATGCTGTTCAATAATCCAACAAAGGCGGCTTACTTGGTTCATGATTTTTTCCTTTCGTTATGACAAACTATCGCATTTCGTAAAATCTGACGGCTTTTTTGATCTCTGACAGTGAGTACTTGCCACTTTGCAAAACATAGTTGATCCACCCGCGCCGGATCGCCCGCTTTTCTTGTAATGTCGTGCCTTTATTTGTAGGGTAATAAGTATTTTTTTTCATGGTTTATCCTCTCGCCGCGCGGATCGCTGCGGCCTTTGCTTTGAGGTCGGCGAATTGCGCCGAATTCTTGATCTGTTCTGCGTCACGGCGGGCGCCGGCAGTGTCAATGCTTGCTGCGAATTTTTCCAGTTTTTCAAACTTGAAAATAGTTACGCGATAGCCAAAGAGAGTGATTGTCATCTCACGACTCCCATAATGATCTTGATAGCATCCGCCCATGAAAGGCGTAGGTTCCCGTTTTGGTACTTTCCGTCTGTGGTGTACAGCCCCGCCCACTGGCTGCGGCGGTCGTATATGCGGATATAGCCATTAGGGAGGATCTCGGTTGTGTATCGGTTCATTGGGTATCCTTTGTTTGATAGTTTCGCGGATCGTGCTACCGCTCCTCAGTGGTGATTTATTCACCAGACTATCATCCTGTTATCACTGGTAGGTTTTGCATCTCCGATTTATGATCCGCTCGCTCAATCTTGCTAGTCAATCATAGATCGTTCCTTTTTCAGTACAGGTTATTCAGTTGTCAGTGTGCTGTTTTTCTTATCTGTATGTATTTTAGCACAAATGATATAAATTGCAAGTGTTTTTCATTGCAATTTCATTGCAGAAACATTGCAGAAAAAAATCCCCTGGTCAACCCCTGGAATGAACAAATGTTCTAAAAACGAAAATTATTCTTTTCTTTTCTCTCCAACACGCACTACCTGAAATAAAAAATATCTCAAATTTCAATCCAAACCCCATTACCTAACAGGAATAAAACGGTATAATGCACATCAAAAGGAGAATAATATGACACAGATCAGGAAGCATCTATCGGAAGTCAGCGAAGCGATGACATTGTTGAACATGGACGAGATCGACCAGATGGTGATGATGTTGGAAGTGGTAAAGCGGAACGGAGGCACGGTGTACCTGTTCGGGAACGGAGGGAGTCATGCCACAGCGAGTCATCTGGCGAACGACCTTGTGAAGGTGGCGAAGGTGAAGGCAATGTGCGTGGGGGATATGAGCAGTTCTGTATTCGCGTATGGGAATGACAATGGGTGGCGGAACATGTTCTCGGATCTGGTGCGTGGTCTGGTTCGTCCGAAGGACGGATTGGTGGGCATCTCGTGTTCAGGAAATTCTGAGAACGTTCTTCGTACGTTGTCGTATGGGGTTGACGAGGGCATCCTGTCGGTTGGGATGACTGGACCGTCGCTGTCCAGTGAGATCAACAATATTGGGCTGAACGCGCTGGTGCATGTGATGGCGGACGACATCCGGGTGCAGGAGGATCTGCACCTGATGGTGGCACATGCGGTGGTACGGCAGTTACAGGGGATGGCATGAATGGCAGACCAAAATGCACATACATCAAAAAGAAGTGTAAGTCTTGCAACACCGACAATCCCGAGCGGGAGAGAAATTGTCCGAATTGCGGCGTTGATCTTCGTTGCGGGAACTATCCTGTGGCTGGGTACGCGCGTTGCAAGTTCCATGGTGGACCGAATCCTGAGAACAATTATTATGGGTCGGGCACAATGAGCAGTGGAGCCTCTTCATCGTTCCAGATCACCAGGTTGGCGTCGAAGTACAGGGAGGTTCAAAATAACGGAAGTGTCCTGTCGAACCGAGCCGCCATAGATATTGTGGATACGCGCGTCAGGCAGTTGTTGGAGCGTGTGGACATTGGAGAGGCACCGGACAGGGTTGGAAAACTGTACGGACTGTGGCAGGAGTATCGGGAAGCGCAGGCGTCCGGGCGCACAGACGAAGAGATGATATTGCGTGTCCAGATCGACAGCGCCTTTGAGGATGTGTACCATGACTACAAGGCATGGGAGCAGATATTTGGCGCACTGGACGTACGGCGGAAAATGGTGGAAAGCGAGATGAAGGTTTTGAAAGAGATCAAAGCCATCATCACCGCCGAGGACGCCATGGAACTGGCGGCGAAATTACTGGCAGCGAGCATGAACGTTATTGGCGACGACGCAAAAAAACTAAAGAGGTTGCAATATGAATACTCAAGGATCATCGGAGACCGCAGCGACCTTGCTGGAGAAGAAGATCGCGGAGATGATTGGGGAACAGACGAAGAGGAGCGAGGGGAGGAAGGATCTGGTTGACTGGATCAAACGGAACTTCTACATCCCCGAGACGAAACATGACCCGGTGCTGAAAGGCAGGATCGGACTCCAGAAATATCAGGAGGATGTCCTGCGGGAGATCCTGACGACCGACGAGAACGGAAATTATAAATATTCCATCGTGGTGTGGTCTGACATCAAGAAATCTGGAAAATCAACGATTGCCGCGGCGGTCAACTTTGCGATAGCCACGCACTCAGAATTTGGCGAGCTGTATGTGATCGCTAACGATCTCAAGCAGGCGGACAGCCGCGTCGCGCATTATCTCCGCCGTAACATCCAGTTGAACGATAAACACAAGAAGTCGTGCAAGATGACCGGGTACAAGATCGTCGTCCCGAGTGGATCGTACATTGAAGCCATCCCTATTGACCCGAGCGGCGAGGCTGGCTCGAATGCTGACATGATTACCTTCTCGGAGTTGTGGGGCGCGAACGAAACCGCGAAGCAAAATATGTGGTGTCTTGATGAGGAAACTGACGTTTTGACGTTCGACGGATGGAAAAAAGGAATCGACCTGACGCATGATGATTACATCGCCGCGTATCGGAATGGATATGTAGAATGGGAGAAACCGGAAAACATCTTCAAGTCTGATTTTGATGGGGAACTTCACCTGTATGAGCACAGGATTTTTTCAATTGCATGTACAAGCAAGCACCGTCTGTATGGAGGTTACACATTCTCTGGCGCGAATGACGAAAAAGGGAAAAATTTTGTGATGACATCAGAGGAGTTGAGAAATTCAAAATACAGTTATTACCACCCGGTAACAACTCCGCTTTATGTATCGCATTCTCCCGAAAATCCTCCGGGCGTGTGGCTCAAACGAACAAAATTCCACGAACCGCTCTATATTCCTTTCAAGAAGTGGGCTGCGTTTCTGGGTCTGTATCTGACAGAAGGGAGCACATCGGATTATAGAGGAAAACCATGCCATGTAAAAATATCTCAATTGCGGGAACCACATCCTGAGAAGTACGACGAGATACACTCAATCTTGGTGGATATTTTCGGGGATTGGGTGAAGGTTTCAAAACGCGATGGATTCAAGATAAGCAGCACGGAATTGGCGGCGATAACGAAGAAGTTTGGAAAGACTTTCGAGAAACGTGTCCCGCGTGAAATAATTCATGCCGACCGCGAGATACTGGATATATTTCTTCACTCGTATATTCTTGGAGATGGGCACATCAAAAAAGACGGGTCATTCCAGATAACGTGTGCATCCAAGGGAATGGCTGATGACTTGCAGGAAATTGCATTTCGGAGAGGGATCAGGTCGTCGGTGCGTCCTCATCAAAAATGGTGGAGGGTAAATCTCACAACTGGAAATGTTCAGGTATCAATACATAAGAGCAATTGGAAGTTGAAAAAATACAAGGGAAAAGTATGGTGTCCAACTGTTTCAAGCGGATTATTCGTCGCTCGACGGGAAGGTAGACCGTTTGTGACAGGAAATTCGGAGATGACCATACCCCCAACGAAATACGGAAAAGCATTCCGCTGGGTTGAAAGTTACGCAGGCTTCGCCGGTGAGAGTAACCTGCTATATTCGCTGTACGACCTCGGCGTCAAACAAGGTGAGATGTTATGGCCTGACCGGTTGTACCCTGTGACCGATGGAGAACCTGCCCCGCTGGAGGTGTACGTCAATAAAAAGGCAGGCATGATCTGTTTATGGAACACGAAACCACGCTGCCCTTGGCAGACAAAGGAATACTATCAATCCGAGGCATCAATTCTTGAGGACAATCAATTCCAGCGAATGCACCGCAATCAGTGGGTGACAAGCACAGAGACATTTTTGCCGATGGAGTGGTATGACGCCTGCAAGAGAAGCGAGTATCCTGAAATACCAAAGGATCATCCCGTTGTGATCGCCATGGACGCCTCTGTCTCAGGCGACTCGTTCGGCATGTGGATGGGATGTCGTCATCCAAAGGAACCGGAACACGTTGTTAAATTGCAGTCGATGTTGTGGGTCCCAAAAGGGAATAAGATCGACTACCAGGGAACAGAGGAAAACCCTGGACCCGAATTGATGTTACGCAGGTGGATAAAAGATTATAATGTCATCTGCGTGGCGTACGATCCATTCCAGTTACATGATATGGCAGGACGGTTGCGGAAGGAAGGTCTCGCATGGTTCTTCTCGTTCAACCAGGTGTCTCTACGTCTCCTTGCGGACAGCCAGATGAAGGACTTGATCCGTGACCGTAGATACTGGCATCGCGGCGAACCGTTCGACCGCGAACACTTTCAGAACGCGGACGCCAAGATCGACACGGAAAGCACACGCATAAGGATCGTCAAGCGCGCCGAAAACCTAAAGGTTGACCTTGCGGTCACGGCGAGCATGGGAAGTTACATGGTTATGAGATTGAACTTGTGAGGTCAGCATGAGTAAAAAGAACAACGTCAAACCGCCGGTGAGCACACGGACAGCCGTCCCAAAAGTCGTAAAGGACGAACATGGAGCGAACATCCTGATGTGTCCGTTCTGCGCGGAACCCCATCCGGTGTCGCCCTACGTTCCATCTCCATGCGGAACAAGGGTTGTCGTCACAGCCGAGCAGCCTGTTTTCAAGGCGAAATACAACGAAAAGATGATATGCGCGAAATGTCATAAAGGCGGTGGAACGATGGTGTTGTGGCATAATGCCTTTATTCACACCCCGGATTGCGACCCAAGCATCCGCACACCGATAGAACCGCCAAAGTTCTCGAGACTTGCGGAATGGGTCTACCACCGTAATGGATTCATTCGATCCAGACTTGAAGATATATTTGGAAAAGTCATGGCGGTCGAGGAGGTTCAACCGGATGGAACCCTGACCGGCGTCATCCTCGGCTACTACTTCCAGAAGGAAAATAAAAATGGCAAACACACCCAAACTGATCCCGGAGGAACAATTCCCAACGGAGGCTCTGGCGGGGAGCAAGCAGGTGCAACCTCCAGTACAAAACCTCCCGTGGCAGGGAAGTGAATTTACATTATTCCTTGCTACGGCAGCGGACGCCATAACCCCGTGGGGGAAGAACCAGGCACGGCGCGACAGGGAGTTGCGTGATTTCTGGCCGACCGAACCATACCTGGCTGGAGCGGTCACGAACGTCGCGTCCCGCAATGCCGCGTTCGATTGGGAGATCAAAGCCGGATCGGATCGGGTGGAACAAGCCGTCACCGAAATGTTGAACACGGCTATTGCCGGAGACAAGATCGGATGGGTCGAATTCGTCAAGAAGTTCTCAATGGATGGATCGACCCAGGACAATGGCTCTTTCATCGAACTTATCCGCGACCCTGGCGTTGATGCGAATTCGAGGTTCAAGGACCAGAACGCGCCCGTCATCGGAATTGCGCATTTGGATTCCAATCAATGTCAGCGCACAGGAAATCCAGAAACTCCCATCCTCTACACAGACAGAGATGGCCGCATCCACAAAATGCGGTGGTGGGAGGTGATCCCGTTTTCAGAATTTCCATCGCCAATAGAACGCATGAACGGGGTTGGGTATTGCTCCGTGACACGCTCTCTGAGACTGGCGCAGATCATGCGCTCCCTGTTGATCTACAAGGATGAAAAGATCTCAGGACGCAATCCGAAGGATCTGCACATTGTCGGCGGTGTTTCGCAGAAATCTGTCACAGATGCGATCTCGAGGACAAGTTACAACTCCGGCAATAAGGGACAGGCACGGTTTACCGAAAACGTAGTGCTGGCCTCTCTTGACCCTGAAAAACCCGTCTCTCTCGTCACGGTGGAATTGGCTTCTCTTCCAGATGGATACAATCTGGATGAGGACATGCAGTGGTATATATCCGGTCTGGCATTGAACTTTGGACTTGATTATCAGGATCTCGCCCCGCTGCCGGGCGGCAACATCGGGTCGGCTTCACAGTCCGTCATCCTCAACAAAAAATCCAGCGGAAAAGGTCCGCGCAACTGGATGGACTCCCTGACGGAAGCATTCAGAAATTACGGAGTCCTTCCTCGTGGTGTGAAGATGGTGTTCAACGACAAGAACGAGCAGGAGGAAATGGAGCGTCAGGAAGTGCGCACAAAAGCCATGGAGGAGGCTGTCATGGCGTCGCGCGCAAAGATCTTCCCGCGCAGGTTCATTGCCGAGCAGCTGGTGGAAAGGGGGATCTTCCCGACCCTGGACGGCATCCCGGAAGAATTCTGGAAGGAAGAGAATGACCCGGACAGCAAGAATAAGATCGGACAGGTCGGTGGATCGACCGCTGGCGAGGATGCCAGACGTGTTGAGAACGGTCGTCAGGAAGTGAACGCTGGAGGACGATTACGCAAGGCGATGGAAGTGTTGATGGGAAATGATTAGCGTCAAGGTCTCACTTCCAAAGGTTGAATTTGCGAAACGCGGATGGCTCAATGCCATTGCGTCAAAACAACGCGCCAAGTCTCTTCCGAAACTTCGGGAGTTATTTAAAAAGACGGTGTTTGGATGGAGCAAGAAGCCCGACTTCGGATGGGCACAAACCGTCCGAAGTGATGAGATCACCATCAACGTATATCCACGTGGAGAGGGCGCAGATATATGGAACTTGGTAAACGCTGGCTCTCCTCCGCACCGCATTCCAAAAACAGGGTTCACAAGAATGGTGTATAGACCAGGGTATAAAGCAGCCACACGACCGGGATCGTTGCAATCCAGCAGAAAGTATCGATCTGGACGACCGCGTGTGGCGTATTCGATAAATCATCCAGGGTTTGAAGCAAGGAATTTCACAGAACAGATCGCTCAGACATACGCCAGTGAATTTGCCATGGATATGCAGGAGGCTGTTACGGAAGTTGCCAGAAGGAAGATGTAAGTGTTGACATAATGTACATTATGCGATACACTAGATGGCATGAAGAAGATACACAAAAATCAAGGAAAGAGAATTCAAAATGGGGATCCATTTGACTGGATTCTTGAAAAGATCGCATCCGATAAGAATAAAGGAATTCTGTCAACTACGATTAACCCGACGGATGTTTCCCGCCACGCCATCATCCACTATTTCAGACATCTTGGATACACATCGGTACCGCAGGAAGCCTTGGATATGCTCAAGGTTCGGATAGAGGACTTGGAAATATAATGTACATTCTGGTTAAACACTAGTTCTACCGCCTCTTGGCAAAAGGAGTGATATGGCAAACGAAGAATTAAATCAATTGATTGAAGCAGCACGCAAAGCGGCTTTTTTCATCCGCGCGAATGATGGCTACGAAAACAGCAAATTGGCAAATGAATTATCTACGCTGGCTGATAAGGTTGAGCGTCAGAAGTTGCTTGCAATCGGTCGCCTTGCCGCTCGTGTTGTAATGCGCAATAGCAGGAAGGCGGTAGAACAAAGCGTGCAGGCGGACGAGTGCCCACATTGTCACGCCAAGCCAGCGTACACCGACCAGCAAACGTATCCCGATATTTGTTCAGAGTGCGGCACTCGCCGCTAACGCAAACCGTTAGGCAACCCTATGCGTATCCTTGTAGCTTGTGAGTTCAGTGGTGTGGTTCGTGAAGCGTTCTCCGCGCTCGGTCATGAATCCTGGTCGTGTGATTTATTGCCTACGGAAATACCAGGCAATCACTATCAGGGTGACATCCGAGATATTCTATACAGCGGGTGGGATTTGATGGTTGCACATCCTCCCTGCACAAGGTTATGTAATTCGGGCGTTCGTTGGCTCGCAGAAAGAAACCTTTGGCGGGAAATGCGGGAAGCAGCCGAGTTTTTCAAACTCATTCTGAACGCACCTATCACAAAGATTGCAGTTGAAAACCCTATACCCCATAAATACGCGGTTGAAATCATTGGAAGAAAATACGATCAAGTAATACAACCGTATCAGTTCGGGCATGGTGAAACAAAAGCTACATGCCTTTGGCTAAAAGGTTTGCCATTTTTGGAGAGTACAAATATCGTGGAAGGTAGAGAGCAAAGAATACATAAAATGTCACCTGGTAAAAACCGTTCACATGAGCGGTCACGCACGTATCAGGGTATCGCAAACGCATTTGCGGCGCAATGGGCAGGTTGCCTAACACCGCGTGTACCCGACTCTTTGAAGGCTGGCGTTTTGAGCCTGCCCGAATTCGTGAAAGTTGAAAATGCCTTGCCTGCCGAAAGCGGGTAACGCAAACCGTTGGGCGGCTCTCGCTCAACGAAGGAGTCTTATGGATAAAGAATTTGAAACATGGTGGACTATCAATAAATTTCGCCTGATGGAAAATGTTGATGTCGGTTTGCGTGAAATCGCGCACGCAGCGTATCTGGCAGGCAGGCAAGCCGCCCAACAAAACATGCACCCGACTTATGGGGAGTCTGCGGCTCCCATGCAGTGGACTACGCCCGAAGATTTTACTCCTCCCGTAGTTCGTCTCGTCCCGCCCATAAGCGGGTAATGTAAGCCGTTGTACCGCTCTTGGAGAAATATGTTTACTTTGCCAACAGAAACAGGTCAGCGAATTGAGCAGGCATTGGCGCAACGTGTTTGCACCGCTGCCGATGGGTCTTATATCAGGCGTTCATTTGGGCGACGCCGCGTCGGGCGTAACTCAAAATATACCGTCCACATGGCGCAAGGAAAATCGTTTGTGATTACAGCCCCGCACGATGGCGCGGCTGTTGAACTTGCCAACAAACGCGCGGCACAACTACGCGTGCACTGGATTTGCTAGACTCGTCCGCAAATTCGGCACTCGTGGCGCAACCCGCAAACCAGTAACGCAAGTACGTTAGAAGGCTATCATGCAAAATAAACAACTTCCCCCATTCAATCGCGGCGATGAAGTCATAGACGATAACGCCGAAGTAGGTTATGTCCTTGAAAATTATATTGACGCAACTTGGGATGCGGCTGGCAATCTCACTAACTGGCATACTCGCATTCACTTCAGATGGGATCAGCCTAGTTATGGTCTTACTCGCGTAGTATCAGAAGGTGAAATAAGCCTTCTAACAAAGCGTGTACCTGACGCTATTTACTGCACAGGTTGTGGCGATGAAATTATCCCTCTTTGCCATGAGTGTTCGGGCGAAGAATGAGCGCAGGTAACGCAAACCGTTAGAAGGCTATCATGCAAACGTCAATAATACTAACATGCTCGTCTTGCCACGAAAAACTAAATTTCTACATGAAGGTAATTGATAGCAATGTAGTTTTGCGCGTGTATAAGTGTGAAAATTGTAAGAAATCTGCTATTTGCTCTGTTTGCGGTGAAGGTGTTGTGTATAAAAAGGGTGTATGCCAAGATTGTTACGAATACGAGGTAAAAAAATGAAACATTATTTTATGACCTTGCCTGATGTTGTCTTTCCTGAAAACAGGTTTTGCGCTAAATGTGGCGAATACTTCACGCATCCGAATCACCTACATGGTAGAGATTGCCAGTGTAAAACTTGCCAGCAAGAACGCCTTCTAACACCGCTTGCACCTGACAAATGCCGCACTGGGCTTCCTCATGTTTTCAAATGGGATGGTACGTTGGATACGCCAGAAATGTTGGAATGCGAAAACTGCGGCATTCGCAGGTAAAGCATAACCGTTGGCGGCTTCCTTGCCATCCGAGAGAAAGGTAAAACGATGGATTGGTTCCTTGAGAATTACAGACAAGTAAAAATTATTGAGTCGGCAATTGGTCTTTGTGTTTCAGTCTTGTTGTTTTTGGTGGTATCTTTTATTCCAGAGCGCCGCCAAACAAAGCGTCCACCTGACATCGCCAAGTCTACGGTTCAAAAGTCGTCATCCACTACCCAGCGCAAATCCACAAAATACGGCAGGTAGCGCAAGCCCGTAGCCAGCCCCATACTGGCGGAGGTATCAAAAGTGGAAGAACTTACAGATTTTGAAAAACTTGTTCAAGGTGTCAGCCAGTTCGCTACTTTGGTTCGTGCTTATTATGATGCTTTGATAGAAAGCGGATTCTCCCATAAAGACGCAATGGTATTGACCGTTCAATACCAAAAAGATGTCATAAACATTTCAAGGCAAAGACCGTAAATTATGCTATAATAAATCAGGAAGTTCGCTTCGTGCCTGCTCCACTCAGACAAAATGCACCCGTCCCTTTCGCGGGTGCATTTTGCGTATTTTGACAAAAATCTCCATTTCTACGTTACAATGCCAAAAATGGAGAGAAAGATGGCAAACAAGAAACTCCGCGAAAAACGACGCGCTACACGCCAGCGCCACACGGAACGAGACAAAATCAAAAGCAATGAACTTGAACTTGAGAGTGATGAAGAGGATTCCATTCTCAAGGATTCTGATTCTCAAGAAGATCAGGACGTTGTTGAAAAATATTATGCCGAAGAGGATCTTGTCCGGCAATCCGCAAATATTCCAACCTCGTGGAAGGAAATGGACGCTCTTGAGGAAGCCACCATCAAGGCGGACAAGGTTCGCCGCGAATCCTGGAAGGTGTCCGATCTTGTCAGCAACATTCTTTACAGCGAGATGCCACCAGAGGAAAAGGGGAAAGCCATCGCAAGTGTTGGCAGTGGGTACTCAGAACGCGTAAAAAAAATAACCGGCAGGATGGAAAAGTCCATTACCGACGATGAATTGGAGGTTCTCCAGATCTCATCGTTGCTTGCAAAGGACGCCCGCCACACATCCACATTTGAACGGTTTACGGATTTTATCTCCAAGGCGAAACTCACCTACGCCGCTGAACAAAAACTTTCCGATGCCGACTTTGCTTTTGTTGTGGAACGTGATGGAAAAAAGGTTCGCAAGTACCCCATCCACGACAAGGCACATGTACGCAACGCGCTCGCCCGTGCGGCGCAACAGATCGAAGAGGGTGGGGAAGGGGCGTCAGATGCAAAAGCGGCGCTCCCAAAGATCCGTTCCGCCGCGAAGAAGATGGGTATTGGAAAAATGGAGAAAACCGCTGGGGCGATCATGATCGAAAAGGATTCGTCCGGGTCATGGCGGGCTGTGATGTGGCCTACGAACAATTTCAAGGATACGGACGGCGAGATCCTGACAAAGGAAGCGCACGAGGAATATGCCGGATGGGTCAACGAACACATGCACCTTGCGCCTGTTTTTACGACATGGCATGAAGCAGGCCTGGTACGCAAGCATCAGGTGGATTTCGTTGATTTTACGAATGGATTCATGCTGATGTCCGCTCCCTTGGAGCCGGAAGAGGCTGCCGCCTTGATGCGCGTTGAAAAGGAAACCGACCTTGGCATGTCCCACGGCACCATCGTCCTGGAACGTGACCGGAACGATCCAAAACAGATCACGAAATACAGAATGGTTGAAGTATCGGATTTGCCGCTTGAAAACGCCGCCAATCCGTTCACAGATATTTCCGTAATTAGCAAGGAGGCTGATATGGATAAGAAGAAATATATCGCGTCACTGCTTGGCGACGAACGGGCTGAGGAATACTACGAGGCTTCGGGACTCAAGCAGGCTGACCTTCGCGCCGCTGGCGTGGAGGAAAAGGAAAAGAAGCCGCAGGAAGAAACGCCTGCGCCCGCTTCCGAGACGCACCAGAAACAGGATGCACCTGCGCCTTTGCCGGACATGGAAGCCATCATCAAAGCGGTCAGCGAGCATCTTGATGTTCCCGGCTTGAACCAATTTGTTGCAGAAGCGAAGGACGCCCTTGAGAAGGTCGAGGTTCTGGAAAATCTGGTGAAATCGCTTTCCAGCAATGCGGACGAAAAACTCGCGGAAAAGATCTCGCCTCCTGTCACGCAGAAAATGGCGTGGACGCGCCCGTCCACATCCAAAGATAACGTTGTTTCAGAGGACGACAAACTCGTCAAGCAGAAACCGCAGGCAAATTGGTTCGCCGAAGCGGTTGGTGTTGAGCCTCTTGAGACTTCCCAATAAAGGAGGAACCAGACTATGTTCCCTAAGACTCAAAATATTGATCCCGCTGCCTTTGGTGAGGCCTTTGCCCGCGCGCTTGCAGAAGCGGGGGGCGGAACCATCCAGAAGGCACAAACGGTCGGCGCTCCTGTCGGTCCGTATGTTCACGGTCCTGGCGGTCTGTTCGGTGTCCGTGGTCTTGAGCGTGATGTCATTTCGACCTTCACGCAGATCACCGGCTCTCTGGGCGAAATGCTCCCCATCGTTGAGTCCAGTGACACCAACCCGCTTTTCCCGTACATCACCGGATTCCTCCGCAGTGACCAGCAGGAAAAGAACGGTGTCTGTGATGACCCGGAAGAAGCCGGGAACTTCAAGACCTGTATCCAGACCACTGTGTTCGGGCGCAAGGAATTCAAAACGCGTCAGGTCGAGGTGAACAAGATCGGACAACGAATCAACCGTGGTGAGTTTACCGATCTGCGCCTCGTGAATGGTCCGCTTGTGAACGGCATGGCGGGTCTCATGCAGGGCGCCTTCAACCTCAATGCACAGAACTCCATCCTTGCCGGTAACGAGATCGCCATGCGCATGGTCGAAGTGGCTGTGGCGTTCCAGCGGTGGTATTGCCCGCAGGTCTACACCGGCAATCCGGCGAACTCCTCGGCTGGCGGTGGTTACAAAGAGTTCATGGGTCTTGACCTGTTGATCTCGCGCACCAAGGTGGATGCGCTGACCGGCGCTGCCTGTCCGTCGCTGTACTCGGACATCAAGTCCTTTGGGTACAAGAACATCTCATCCTCCACCGACCCGGACATCTACCGCACCCTCTCCACGATGATGTATATCCTTGAGAACAAGGCGAAACAACAGAACCTCTCGCCTGTGAAGTTTGCGCTCGTCATGCGCTCGCAATTGTTCTGGGAACTCACCCGATTCTGGCCTGTCCAGTACAACACGGACGGCACGGGTGTGACCTCCGCTGCTTACGACTCCCTCTACCTTGAGAATGTTCGTATGCGTGATGCGATGCGTGAAGGGAATTACCTGCTCATCAACAGCAAACCGTACCAGGTCGTCCTCGACGACTGTATCATGGAAGAGAACCATTCCGCCAACGCCGCCATGCCTATCGGCGGATTCGCCTCCGACATCTACATCGTCCCGTTGACCGCCCGCGGCGGATCGCTTCGCACCCTGTATTGGGAGTATTATGACTATCGCAACGATGTCATCCCGCAGATGAGCGGTCTCCCGACCTGGTACTGGAGCGACAACGGCGCATTCCTCTGGTCGATGAAAGCCCCTGACAACTGGTGTATGGAAGCCATCGCCAAGACCGAACCGCGCCTGATCCTGCGCACCCCGCAGTTGGCCGGTCGTCTGACCGATGTTGTCTACGTCCCGCTCCAGCACACCGATGACCCGCTGCCCTCGCAGTATTACCACGTCAATGGCGGTGTCAAGACCGGACGCCCGTTCCCCAGCCCGTTCAGTGAGTACAATCTGAGCGGACCCGGTTCAGGCGCCTAACGATAACGATTGGGAGTGCCGTTCGCGGCACTCCCTTTTTTCGTTGTATAATGGTGGCATAGGAGCAAAAGGTATCGTCAGTCCTGGCCTCTGACGAAATGGCGCCGCTTCCCCGCTCCTGCGTTCCTATGTCACCCTTATGGGAAGCGAAAGAGGAAGTATGTCTATATTTTTTTCCATCCCTTATGCGTTTTTGAAAATCCTTTATCAAGGCGTATCATACTTGAATGAGTTAATCCGTGAATTCTGCAAAACTCAGCCATGTTATAAACATTTTCGTACACTTCTCCGCTCGGAGAAACAAATCCTTCGTATAATTTCGCCCTCGCTGACACTACTTTTTCTTTTGTTTTATTTATTCTGTTTTCTTTTTGTTCATTTGTATAATTATTCCAGGCTCTTTGAAGAGACTTACTCCTTTTTTTCTTTGTTTCTTCGGATTGCTTCTTTCCTATTTTCGCTTTACTTATTCGTTTTCGCATTTCTGGTGTCATCCATTTTTTCATCAAGTCAGAATGCTTTTTTCTCGATTCTTCGCTCTCGAATTGCCTTTTCCCCATCTCGCGTAAATGTTTTTTCTGATCTTCCGATAAAGATCTTCCCTTCATTGGGTTTGGGTGCTTTTTATTTTGTTCTATGGCGGCTCTCCGTAAGGCTTCAATTAACTCCTGTGATTTTAGTCTGTTTTTTTGAATATTTTTCAACATCTCCTTTGTTTCTTTCTTATGTTTCAATCCAAGAAATCCACTTTCTGCTTTTATTGCCTTATTTATTTCTGGTTTCCACAAATCAATCCAGAATTGCTCTCTCTCTATTAACTTTGATAAGTCATCAACCACCTCAATTAGTTCAAACGAAAACGAATCTTCTCCGTATTTATTCCATATATTTTGGAAGTGTTTGTTGTGATGCTTCTTATTTTTAAGTAAAATAACATGATTCCGCCTTCTGTTTTCAATGTTTGACGATGAGCCTATGTATCTATCTCCATTTTTAGAGCATGTGAACATATATATACCAGGTGTCATTTTTTCTCCTTCCACCTGTTATTATAATATTAAAGAAAGGATAATGTAATGAGTAAAAATGCTTTCAATAACGCAAGACTTTTCGTGACTGGAGGGTGTGGCACCCTTGGAACGGAAATAATAAGAAGGTGTATAGAGAGGGATTACGGGAATCACATAACCATTTTCTCAACAGATCCAACAAAGCACGCTCGGATAAAAAGGTTTTTTCCATTTATACATACAGTTGTTGGTGATGTAAGGGACTACACCACGCTTTATAACGCAATGGCGGGACACGACATCGTTATTCACGCTGCGGCAGTGAAAGAGATCCCAACAAGTGAATACAACTCAATTGACACATACCATATCAATGTAGAAGGGTCAATCAATGTTGCCAACGCAGCCATCCAGCATGGAATTGATCGCGTGATCGGCATCTCGACCGACAAAGCCTGTCATCCAGCCAATGCCTACGGCGCCACAAAGTATCTGATGGAGAAGATCTTTCAGGAATACTCGCGCCTGCCTGTTCACACAAAGTTTCACCTTGTCCGGTATGGGAATGTACTGGAGTCCACCGCCTCTGTCATTGAGGTGTGGAAGGCGCAGATCGAGCGCGGTGAAACCCCGACCATCACAGACCCGGAGATGACCCGCTTCTGGCTTTCCCCTGCACACGCCGCAAAGATCGTGGAGGATTGTTTGGAATTGGAGAGCGGTGAGATCTACGTTCCGAAACTCAAGTCATTGTCCATCCAGCAGTTATTCGATTACACCATTGGAGAACATGGCAATCGGCAGGTTCCGATGCGTCCCGGAGAGAAGAAACACGAAACGCTTGTGTCTCTCGAGGAGGCTGAGTTCGTTCGCAGTCACGACGATTTCTTTGTCGTCCGACCGACAACGACACAGAGGGTCGTAACAGAATTGGGAATCCCGTTCACGAGCGAGAACGCAGAGCGGCTTACCAGGGAAGAACTTGCGGAGTTGTTGAAGAATGACATCGCCTAACCTTGCGATCTGCATTGCAACATACAAGCGCACCGAAGTGGCGCTGAAAACAATAAAATCGACATGCGAAAACCTTTGTTATCCAAAGGAAAATCGCGGATGGTACATTGCGGACGATGGATCCCCGCAGGATCACATGGCGTCAATCATGGAACTGCTAGAGAAGAATAACGAACGCATCATCGGATTCCATAGTGCCAGGATACGCAATGAAGGCGAAGAGGATACTCACAACGCCGGGATTGGCTGGAACAAAGGGCTCGGTATCTGCCATCAATTCAGCGATTATGTACTTTGGCTGGAGGACGACTGGAACCTTGACGAGACTCTTGACATCACCCGGCACATGCGCATCCTTTCGGATCGGGAGGATGTTGGAGCGATCACCTATCGCATCCTTTCGTCTGGAGCCGATGTCCACACCGTAGGCTGTAACGGCGAAATGTTCCTGCAATACATGGAAAGTACCCAATATGCCTACTCTGGCAATCCCTATATCCGTCATGCAAGATTTACAAAAGCATACGGATGGTTTGCGGAGGACAGGAATCCAGGGAATATCGAACTGCACATGGATGACCAGTACCGCCTGAATACGGGTCCGTGGATATGGAGACCGGCTGGAATTTCTGTGTGGGGCGCCTGGAAGCACATTGGCACAGAAAAGAGTTGGCAATGATAATCACACGCACACCCCTGCGGATCTCCCTGATCGGAGGCGGAACGGACATTCCGTCGTTCTACGAAAAACACCTTGGCGCGGTCGTGAACTTTGCAATCAAGAAATATGTGTATGTTTCATGCAACAAACGCTTCGAGGATGGGTTTCGCATTTCGTACTCCAAGACCGAGGACGTGGAAAGCCGCAACCAGATCCAGCACGATCTGGTCCGTACCGCGCTTGGTATGACGAAAATATTCAACCATCTTGAGATCACGTCCGTGGCGGACATCCCGGGGCATGGCAGCGGGCTGGGATCTTCAAGTTCCTTCACGGTTGGACTCCTCAAGGCTCTCCTGAAAGACCCCGAAGATCTTGACCCGCGCGCCATCCTTGCGGAACGGGCATGGACGGTCGAGACAGAGTGCGGCGCATCGGTTGGAAAGCAGGATCAATATGCGGCCGCTTACGGTGGCGTAAACTACATCACCTTTGGAAAGCGGAACGTTTGCATACGCAGGTTGAACGTCTCACAGGAGTGGGTGGACGACTTTGAAAGACATGCCCTTCTTCTATGGACAGGCAGTGGACGTTCTGCGAACGAAATCCTCAAGGAACAGTCTCTCAATGCCCATGAAGGGCGTTCGGTTTCGTCCATGAAAAAGATGACAGAACTTGCGCAGGAATTCCATCAAGCCATGGTCAGCGGTGCTTCCATAAAATATCTTGCAGCCATCATGGATGAGGGCTGGCGTCTCAAGCGCACATTTGCATCCGGAATCACCAACCCCAATGTTGACAAATGGCATAAGGACATTTTGCGATGCGGAGGATGGGGCGCAAAACTTCTTGGCGCCGGAGGAGGCGGATTTATGTTCGTTTTGGCGCCTGTGTCAACCCACCGTGACATTCTGCGCGAAACAGGTCTGCGTAAGGTCGATTTTGGAATAGAAATGGAAGGAAGTAAAATCATCTATGGAAATTGATATGGAATCCCTAGTGAAGGCATTGCAGGAACTTGGGAACGCTTTCAAAAAAGCCGCGGACGCCGCCAAAGAATCCACACAGAACGGAATGAAATTGTTCTCGGTAATGCACCCTGATATATTCGATTTCATGAACGACCCGGAAAGCATAGAAAGGCAGATAAGGAAAAATCGCCACCGTCGTCGTTACCTTCGGACGATGGCAAGGATGAGAGGTGAGATGTGATGATGAAGAAACTCCTCTTCGTGGATGACCGCACAAAGCGAATTCATTGGGCGCTGGAGAACCTCAAGGGTTACGATGTGACGATTGCCACCTGCGTACCCGAGGCGCTTCAGCAGATGTCCAGCAGCGATTGGGACTTTGTCTCTCTTGACCACGACCTGAATGGGCATGACTTTCAGGACCCTGACACGCCAACCTGCGGGATGGAGATCGTGCGTTATATTGAAAAGACAGGCTGGCCGTTCGGAAAGAAAAAGCCGGTCATGCGCGTCCACTCCAGCAACATTTTCGCCGCACACCTGATGATCGTCCGCTTGAAGGCTCTTGGCTTCGAGGTGTTCAAAGACACCATCGTTTACGAGAAGGAAAATATGACTTACGATACGAACGGAAAACCGCTATGAACATCATGGTTACTGGTGGCGCTGGCTTTATCGGAAGCCATGTCGCCAAAACATTGGAAGAATATGGTCATAAGGTCGTAGTGATCGACAATTTTGTCACCGGACGAACCGAGAACCTGAAAGGATTTCGCGGAAGCATCGAGATCTGCGATGTTGCCGACAACCAATTGCTCCAGCGGAAATTCTCGATCTACAAGCCGGACATCATCCACCATCTTGCAGCACAGTCCGCAATATCCGTATCCGAGAAAAACCCGGCGCAGGACGCACGGGTCAACATCGTCGGGACCCTCAACCTGCTTGCCATGGCAAAAAGATACAATGTGAGACGGTTCGTGTTCTCGAGCACCTCGGCAGTGTATGGTCGGAAGCGTTGGGGGCGATTGAAGGAGCACTCGACCCTTATGCCTGACAGCCCGTATGGCATCAGCAAACTGGCTGCCGAATGGTATATCCGGCAAAGCGATGTTCCGCATTGCATCTTTCGCTACGCTAATGTCTATGGTCCGAAACAGGTGTCCATTGGTGAAAACCAGGTGATCGCCCGCTCATTGTCCCATTTTTTCAACGGAACAGACTTCAAAATCGTGGGTGACGGACGGCAGGAACGGGACTTTGTGTTCGTCGAGGATGTTGCGTATGCACACCTATTAGCCACCGTGGACGATTTGGACGGAACGATGAACCTTGCGACCGGAAAAAGCCATTCTGTCAACGAGGTTGTTGACGAGATTGCAGATCTTTGTGATGTTCGGGGTTATAAATGGGAACACACAAACTCGCATGACCCACGCGGAAGCGTGTACATGGATAATTGGGCGATCCGAACATGCACGGGAATGAAGTTCACACCCCTGCGTGATGGATTGAAAAAAACGATAGACTGGTGGCAGAAAAAAGGAGAGTGAAACATGACTGACTATCAATTTCAGGTGAATGCCGGAGCAAAGATCACCGTGCGAAAGGCTGCGCAGGTGGCTGCCCTTGACCAGGTTGGAACCCTTTCATCGCTTCAAAAATTCTCAGGCATCATCGTCAAGAACACCGCAGATGAGATGTGGGTTCAACTCACTTCGGTGTTTCCAGGGCGTTATGTTGCGGTCAAATATCGCGGAACGAAGCCGCACCCCGAATGGTTTGCCACTTCGTTGTCTGGTGATCTTCCTCTGCCCGCGGGTGAAGAACAGCCGGAGCCTCCTGCTCCAATTGGTTCCACTGTTATTTTTGGTTTCATGATCGACCCGGACGCGAAGCAGATTAATCTCCAATCTCCCACCGGGATCGACCTGAAAGATTGGGAAATATTCGTGGACGGAAAACCGTACGGCATGGAGTAGGCAATGCAGACCATCCAGGTGCGTTACACCAGAAAAAGGATCGTTCGTGAACGCCTTCGTCTTGCGCTTGTCAAGCACGACCCGAACCGCACGGGTTTTCCTCAACTCACATATTTCCCGGATGTCATCCGTATGCAAAATTATGGATATGGAGAGCAAAAAGGAGACCGGTTTTCCGTAAAGGCGAACTGGTGGAGATACATCGAGAAGATCAACAATGAGGATGGATTTCGGTATGCTCGCAGTGTCGATCTGATGTGGATCAATGTGGATGGGGATGGGGCGTATCGTCCCGATGACAGATACACCACCGGCCGGGCGGAACCTGTTGTGTGTGGAGGCGGAATCATTGCCATTACCGGAGAAACAGCAACACACTACAAGGTTCTCACCTACCCGAACGAGCAGAACACGGATTTGCTTGACCCCCGTATCGATAATTGGTTCTTTCGACCGTATCGTTTCTGGAAGGCTGTCGCAATTCTTCGGAACGGAACCGAGATCATCAACCCGGGTCGGGCATGGGATGTGTATATCCCGATCCTTCAACCCGCCATCGAAGAACCGGAACCTTCCGAGTTCTGGATACAAAAGAGCCGGGTCGTGCCGCTCGAGGGAGGCAGGGAGATGGATTGGGAATTCCATGGAGATGGAAATGTGTGGCTGAACGGGGTCATCCACACCCGTTCTCATGTTGTTCCACCAAAGACCTATCCTGTATATTAGATCATCAACGAGGAAGCATGAAAGTTTATATCAATAAGAAGGCCATTGACGGCATCCGGCGCGTGATCGATGCGCAGGTGCGCTACCTGCCATCGTTCGGAGTCGAGGTTGTGGACGACATTCGATCCGCCGACGTGATCTGCAACCATGGAAGTGCAAACGAGCACCTCCCTGGAATTCCTGTCGTGCATGTCGGGCACGGGTTCATGTGGAGCAGGCAGCCGTGGGGAGATGGGTTCATGGAAGTGAACCGGCAGGTCGTGGAAGCGATGCACACCGCCACGGCACATACCGCTCCGAGCGAATGGGTGGCACGCGCCATCCGCCGCGGCGGATTTTGGTATCCGAAGGTCATATATCACGGTGTCAACGCCGATGAGTTCAAGCCGTCCAAAGATCATGGAAACTATGTCTTGTGGAACAAGGCTCGCGCCGATTATGTTTCTGATCCCGGAGACATGATCCGTATCGCGGAAATGACACAGGACGTAGAATTCCGAACCACGATTGGTTCACAAAACAAAATGTACACCCACACACCGAACGTGAAGATCATCGGTGTCAAGCCATACGAGCAGATGAAACCTGTCGTTGCAGGAGCGGGAGTGTACCTTGCCACTGCACGGGAAACATTTGGTATTGGAACGCTCGAGGCGCTGGCAAGCGGTGTGCCTGTGGCTGGCTGGAATTGGGGAGGCCAATCTGAGATCATCGTACAGGGCGAAACCGGATACCTTGCCCCTCCCGGAGACTACAGGGCACTCAGGGAGTGCATACAACTCTGTCTGTCGGAGCGTGACCGACTATCTGCCAATTGTGTGGAGGATGCCAGAAAAAACTGGAGTTGGGAACCGCGCATCCAGCAGTATGCCGAACTCTTTATGGATGTGTATCGGAAATGGAACACGCCTGCGCCGAAGGTGTCCGTGATCGTGACCGCATACAAACTGGATGAATACATCGATCAATGCCTGGACAGTGTTCAGGAGCAGACATTCAGGGATTTTGAGTGCATCGTGGTGGATGACGCCAACCTTGCGTCCACCAGAAAGATCGTGGAAACCCATGCAAAAACAGATCAACGTATCCGTTACGCTCCAACCCCGGAAAATCTTGGACTTCCCGGTGCTCGGAATTACGGGCTATCGCTGTCAAGCGGACGGTATGTTCGACATCTGGACGCTGACGATTTTCTTTCCCCGTCCGCTCTTGAACTTGAGACGCATGAACTGGACACCAACCGTTCTGTTGATATTGTCTATGGTCATCTCGAGGTCGTCCGTACAGATGGAAGCAGAGTTCTTGAGCATGGAGAGCCGGTAAGAGGCGGGTGGCCTCCAGCAAAATACAATTGGTATCATCAGATGGCGCACCTCAACCAACTTCCATCCTGTGTGATGGCACGACGGGAGGTCTACGAACGCTCTGGCGGCTATCGGGAACGCATGAAGCGCAATGAAGATGCGGAATTTTGGTGCCGCGTGACCTCATTGGGGTTTCGGGCACATAAGTTCACAGAAGCCGTAACCTATTATCACCGGGAGCGCCACGACAGCAAGGGCGCGACCGAGTGGCAGAACGAAGTCGCCGAACCGGATTGGACAGCCTGGTTCCCCTGGCGGATGGGCGCTACAAACTTCGATCAGGCGCGGGATGTACTTCGTCAGCGTGGAGAGAGCCCGAGGAATTCGTATCTTGTTCCATTTGGCGCGCAGGGAAACCCACCAAGAAACCTCGGTTTTTGGTATGTCCACGACTACGCCAACCCGATTGTTTCCATCGTTGTGACATGCGGACCAGGTCACAGAAAATATCTGATCGATGCGCTGGACTCCATTCAGGCGCAGACCTACCCTGATTGGGAGGTTGTAGTGGTGAACGATACAGGAGAAGCATGGGAAAACGACATCATGGGCGCACCGTGGGCGCGCGTCATAAACATGGACGGAAACCGAGGCGCTTCGGCAGCCAGAAACGAAGGTTTCAAGCACACCAGAGGAAGATATATTGTCTGGATGGACGCCGATGATTATTGGATGCCATGGTTCCTTGAGAGAATGGTGTCCACTGCGGAACATAATTACGGAGTGATCTTTTCAGACATTGTACTTTCAACACTGGAAGGAACCAGGATAAATTCGTACAATGAATTTGACTCAACCCTTGTTATCCATACCATGCAGTATCCTGGATCATCCATCCTTTTTCCAAGAGCCATTGTAGAATCGATGATGGAAATGCAGGGTGGCTTTGATGAGCGCATTCCTGGAATGGAGGATTGGGATTTCCAGATCGGTGTGCACCATCTTGGATATTGTGCATATAGGATACCGGAGCCTCTTTTTGTTTATCGAATGAACACATCTACAAAACGAGAAAAAGACCATGATAAAATAGATGAGATCGTCCGATATATTGACGAAAAGTGGAGTGTATATCGGAGAGGAGAAAAACAGATCATGTGTGGATGTTCTCAACCAAAAACACCAGTGACCACCGTCCCGGCATCACTGCTAAAATCGTCTGGGAATTTCACGATGGAAAGCCTCAAGGCTGCCATTGAAACCAACGACAAGAGCGTGATGGTGACTATTGAATACATCGGAGATCGTGGCGAGCCGTTCTCGATACGGTCTCGTGTGGACCCGAGTGTGACGTATCGTTTCGCCAACAACGATTATCACAGACTAAAAACCGTGTTTGTGGGGGATGCTGCGTACCTGCTCGGCATTGTGAATTCGGATGGCGATCCTACCTACCGCGTTATCTCCAATGCGGCGGTGGGGGAGAGCAATGATGTTTCGTCATTTTTGGGAGAACCGCTAGTCGCGTAGTAGAATTTTGAAATCATAAAGCGTCCTATAACATCCGAACGTGGCGACCGGACTTGACAGCCGAGTGTGACGCTTTTGTGCCAGAAGAAAGGTTCGCAACCCCTTCTGGCTTTTTGTTGTATAATGCAGAAAAGGAGAATTCACATGTTTGAGATCACCCCCGATATTGTACTGATGGTCGTGCTGGCGGCGATGTCGCTTGTCTTTGACTACCTTCCCGGTGTCGCGCAGCGTTTCGACGCCCTTGCCATTGAACACAAGCGTATCATCACGGTCGGTCTTGCCGTCGTGCTTGGCGCCGCCTCTTTCGCCGCGCAATGCTATGGTTTGTTCCAGACAAACCTGGTATGTGATGTCAAGAGCGGCTGGGATCTGTTCTACGGCATTGTCCTTGCCGTCGCCGTCATGTACGGCTTCCACAAGGCGACCAAGCCGTTGAAGAATTGAAATATCACAAGGAAATAAAAATAGGACTGGATTTCTCCAGTCCTATTTTGTTATAATAATTACATGTCACTTACAGAACTCATCATCTACATTCTTGCCGTATGGCGAATTGCAAACCTTTTTGTGAACGAGCGCGGTCCTTTCGATGTATTTTCAAAACTCCGTGTCGCAGCGGGTCACAGTGTTGACGAAGAGGGTGTTTCCGTCGAGATACCGGATGGATTTTTCTCGCAAGTGCTATCGTGCTTGTGGTGTTCGTCCGTATGGGTGGCGTTTTGGTTTACGGGGCTATGGTTGATCGATCATGAATTTGCGTTGAGGTTTGCGGTTCCATTTGCGATGAGTGCAGGGGCACTCATGATCGATGCGTTCATATTTGGCAGATTGAAACGGTAACGAGACTTCAACTTGTTGGAAGGTGTATAGAACCTTCTACCTGATTACCAAACGCTGACCAGCCTTGACGATTATTGCGGGCAAATAATTCAACCCTGCTTACATTACCGAAAAGCCTCTCAATTCTTTCATAGGCTTCAATCGGCTTTGCGGAATGACGACCACGCGGGGCAACGATCAAACGCGGAACGCTTTTATCTTTGCGCTGTAACCCCTTGCCAGCGAACAGATCAAGAATACGCATATAAGCACCTAACGGTTTGCGTTACGGCGAAACGGTTTGCCGCAACGACCACAATTACCAACATCTAAAACACTACCGTAACCATCTTTGCAAGTGCAGTTAGTTTCGTCCGCCTGCACGCTTTTTGGGGCGGATTCAATGTATTGCCACATTGTTTCAAGCATGAATTGAGCGATAGGGCGTTGCGGTTGTTCCGAGAACCACTTATTTACCTTTTCATGCAATTCTTTTCGTACCTTTTCTTTATCCACAATATGGAGGCGTGCTACTTCTTTGCGCAATGCAATAATTTCTTCACGTGCACATGATGGGCAAATACCGCGATTGTGCCCTATGCCAACGATGACGCTACTGCAAACAGGACATTCATCTGCAATATTGCCACCAACTATCGGGAAGTGTTTACCTTTTTTTGCTTTCATAGCACTCCTAATAGGAGTGACGAAATAATCACACCTAAACCGAAGAACACGACAAAAAACAGAACCAGAGTCACGAGACGTATCAAAACCTTGAGAACGGTTTTGTAGTACAGATCTCTGTAATACCTGGATCGCTTTGCGAAGAATCCCGCACTATCCATAGAAGCCTCCCAAAACAATTCCACAAACGATCCCTGCTCCAGAAACAAACAATTCAAGAGGGAACGATAGTTTCGTCAAAAAACGAGATGCCTTATGGTATTTGCTTTCCCAATCCACATCAACCTCCATCATTGAAAACCTTGTTGTATACATCTCCAAACGTCTCGTCAAGGTGAGTATACCTTGCGGTAGTCTGGATGGACTCATGGCGCGCGCCCTCTTTTGTTATCATCATATCTCGTGTCGCGTTGTAGAGACGCGAGACGAAGTAGTGCCTGAAATCGTGGATACGGATCGTTTTTTCAACCCCAGCCTCTTTTATTCTGGATTTTATAGACTTCCACATCCCGCCAGAACGCACAGGAAGAATACGCTTGCTGGCGGAGATGTCGTGTCGTGCAAAGAGAGGTTGTGAGGACAATGGTTTTCGAGAATCCGGCTCGACCGCGGATCTGGCTGCAAGATACTGCTGTATGGCATCCATCGCCCTGTCGGAGAAGTGAACTGTTGCCCGTTTTTCTCCCTTGCCGACGATGTTCGCCAGTTTTCGTTTCCAGTCCACATCACCGCGCAATAACGCACAAGCCTCCGAAATGCGCAATCCTGAATCCGACACGGTGAGAACAAATGCCTTGTCGCGCAGGGCAGCCAGATCGCCCTGCAATGTGGAGCAATAATCGATGACCTTTTGTACACTCTCCATGTTGGGCTCTTGCGTGTTTTTCCCCTTCCTGCGAAGGTAATGCCGTGACAGATCCTTCATAACGCTATCATTTCCTGCACGGTGGAAACGGTAGAACGTCCGCACGGCTGTCGTCCACTGCTGTTGCGTGGAAGGGGAGAAGTTCTTGATGGCTTTCAGGAACTTCGTATAGGTATCCTCTGTCAACTCGGCATCCGCGCCGACAATGGCCTCGAAACGCAGCAATGCGTAACCGTAGGCACGGATGGTGCGAGGGGAGCGATTGAGAGAGGAAAGGAAGGATTGGATGTTCATCGTTTTTGGATTTCAAAAAAATCGCCAATGTCCATGACAATACAAACCGCAAGGACAATTACGATAAGTATTGCGTACGCCAGAGATGTTGTGGAGACTCCTGATATGGTTCTTATTGCATCGCCAACGTACAAAAGTCCTAAAAATATTGCTGTTCTCATGATGTTTTCCTTTTCTTGAATAGTTCCATATAGTTGTAATTATATCTACCTATTTTGAAAGGTCAAGGGAATTATGAGAAAATTCATCCCCCACTCTTATTTTGTGTGTGATGGGATCGCCTCGATTGTCGAGGAGAGGATGTGCGGTGTTTCCCCCAGCGTAAACACTACCGTCACCTTGTAGTGTTTGTCTTTCAGAATGGATTTGAGGCTCTCCACCTCCCTGGAGAGTTCAAGGTTCTTTTTCGTAGCGCGCTCTGCGATCTCCAGCGCGTTCTTGGCGGTGTCCATGTCGTCGTGGAAGTTCTGGCTTTTGTTCCTTGATTTCTGGTTGTAGTAGACGGCAAATATCCCCGTCAACGACACCAGGCTTGATACGATCAGAGGGATGATGATGTCTGCGGCTTCGGGTGTCATAGGCTCTTGCCTTTCCAGAGAAGGATGATTTGCCAGAGATTTATGCCGCAAAGCAGGTACGAAAGGAAAAGCCGGACCATGCTTTGCCGAATGATCTCTGGTGGATTTATGATACCGAAATACGCATATACGAACCCGACCACCACACATCCTGGACCGATGATGGCCATGCCGATCTGGAACATGGTCACAATGGACGATCTGGTCATGTTCGGGACTTTTCGGAACGTCAACAGGCACAACGCGCCAGCCAACAACGCCAGCCCCGCTATGGTTTCTGCGGAAATAAGAGGTATCATCCCCGAATCTTACCACGACCGTTTTTTTTCGGGTTATAATCCATTTATGGACATTCCCGACATCTGCCCGCATTGCGGGACGGTCAACATGATTGACTGGACGAAATTGGAGAGAAGGCCACTCTCCAAGGTCATTTGGGTGGAGGGATATACATGCCAGCAATGTAATCGGTGGAAGCCCTGCTGGTACTCCAACCGCCTCCTTGAGGAGGCGTTGCGCAAACTGGAATCCATGCCTCCGCGTCATGCATCGTTCGCCTGGCACTTTTTGAAGGCGATCAAGCGTGCGCAGGACATCCAGAAGCGCGGAATGGATACCGATGGCTCGCTCCGACATCAAAACCTGGTTGTCTCTGGATGAATTTGCCCGCATCATTGGAATTTCGCCCTTAGTATTCAACCAACTTACTCCGTTGTCTAACAATAACGTGTGTAGTGACATCTTCTTCCAGTCAGACTGGCAACACTCTGACAGGATCGGGAGAGATACCATCGCGCAGGCGATCCAGGACGCAGAACAGGAAATGGCGCGCGAGGCTGGATTCAACCTCATGCCTGACTGGACTGTCGAGGAGAGATTGCCCTATCCGCGACCCGGTGTGCCCGAGGTATACGGCATGGGTGTCAATGTCCGCTTTCAACTCAAGAGCCTCGAACTCAACAAGGCGTACGTGCGTTATGGCGGTGTTCGATCAAAGAGTTTGATCGAGGCTGGCGCAACCATCGAGCGAACCGATGAGGATACGGACAACTATGCGGAAACATGCACGGTAACTGTTGTGTCGTCGTTGACGGACGCAAACGAGGTGCGCGCTTACTACCCCGGCAAGAATGGCGCGGACGGATGGGAGATACGACCGATCAAAGTCCGTTTCAGCGGTGGCAATGCCATCATTACGTTCAAGGCATGGCAGATTGTCGCAGCCAACCAGTTGGACTCGCTTAACCCCTCCCCTCTTGACCATGCGGCCGCTTCGTCCTACGAAACGACCGTTGACATCTATCGTGTCTACAATGACCCCTCTACGCAGGTCCAGTTCCTTTGGGAAAGTGAACCAAACTTTTGCAACTGCGGCACGTGTACCGCCTGCCAACTCGGAACACAGGCTGGATGTTTCCACATCCGTGACCAGCGGCTTGGGTATGTAGTTCCCTCCCCTGCCACCTATGCGAATGGCGTTTGGGAATCTCAGGAGTGGAGCGTTTGCCGTGAGCCGGATCAGGCGAGGTTTTGGTACGTCTCGGGATACATGGATCCGTCAGACGAACGTCCTTACGCAGACCTGTCAAATTACTGGAAAACAGCCATCGCATACTTCGCCGCATCGAAGTTCGAGCGCCCTGTGTGTGGATGCAGCAACGTCAATCAGTTCATCGAGAAGTGGCGCAGGGACAGCGCATTCGCATCCCAGGAAGAAGGCGGATTTACCGTCACCGCAGAAATCGCCGCAAACCGACTCGGGACTTCAATGGGTGCTCTCTACGCATGGAGACGCATCAACCAGAACGGTGTGCGAGTTATCAAATGAGGAAGCAATGGAAAAACAGGAAATAGAGATCGAAGGCAGGAAGTATCTTGCGCACGTCTCGCCCGAGGCTGGAACACCGGGAGCGACCATTATCATCGGACCTCCCGCAGGGCTCGTGGATGAACTTGGGCTTCCACCCGAGACAGCCACACGCCTGCACAACATCCTATACGCGCGCAGGCTATTCACATACAAGGACATCTCGCGTCCCGGCGCCGCCTTTGGCGCATTGCAGGAAGCGTTGAATGTAGACGCACAGAAATTAGCGGAGAAGTTTTCCGCTTATGAAACGGAAACCGTAGGAGGTTGACCATGACCGATTTGAAAGCCCTTACTGCCCTGAACCAACGAGTTTGGCACGTTGTTGGAGGTGTGCATCCCTCCCGCGTTCCTCAATTTATGCCGTTGGCGAAATTCTCCGATGACCCGAGCAAGACCCTCGGAGAGGAGACGCGCATCAGCGCACCAGACCCGAACAATTTCGACCGCGATATACAGGTTGGGACTGTTCCGGGAGAGACCGAACGCGCCACGCTTGGCATTGGCAGTCGCTCAACATCTGAAATGTCCACCCTGCTGGATTGGGCGAACCGTCGTTGCCGCGTGGACATCTTTGCCCTTTCCGGCAAGTGCGGCAACCCGCAGGATTTTACCGAAGGCGGTGAAAAATGGGTGTTCTTCCGTGACGGGCGCATCTCCAGCCACAGTTACGAGAACTTTGGTGCGTATGGGCGCGATGAGAACAATGCCACCAACGAAATGGTGGACATGACAGCCGAAGATTACTGGGAATTCCGCTACATGCGGCAGGATCAGATCGCGTCATCTTCCACCACCCGCGAGATCCGCACCATCGATACCTACCAGGGTGACGCGTGTGAAGATTGTGACAACCCCTGTGAGCGTGTCTTTATGACCATGCTGGGCGCAAGTGCCACTCCCGGTACGCAGCCTGCATTGCTCTACTCGCAGGATGGCGGCAAGACATGGAGCAGCGACACGATTGACAGCCTGTTCTCCAACGAAACCATCTCGGATGCCGCGGCATTTGCTGGAGTGTTCGCGCTTGTGTCGAACACATCCAACTCGATCCACTGGACGCAGATCGATGACCTGCTGGTCGGTGCAAACACCTGGCAGGAGGTTGTCTCCGGCTTTGTCGCCGCGAAGGGTCCGAACGCCATGGCGGCTCTGGACATCCGGCACGTCTGGATCGTCGGGGATGGTGGTTACATCTACTACTCTCAGAATTTCAAAAGCGGTGTGACCGTGCAGGATGCTGGCGTGGCGACCACACAGAACCTCAATGCCGTCCATGCGCATGACACGCAGAATGTCCTTGCGGTTGGAAATTCCAACAGTGTGATCGTCACCTCAAACGGCGGCTTGACATGGGAAAGTGTGACTGGTCCGGCGGTTGGTATCAACCTCGAGGCGTGCTGGATGTGGGACGCAAAAACATGGCTTGTCGGTGAAGGCGCTGGCGGAAGCGGAAAACTTTGGCTGACCGTCAATGCTGGCTCGTCCTGGTCACAGATCGGACTGCCCGCCACCTACAACCGCATCGACAGGATCGTTTTTGTCAGTGACGCCGAAGGGTATATCTCGGCGCGCGGTGGTGGTCAGTCGTACATCCTCCGCACGATCACTGCCGGTAGCGAGTGGACCGTCCTGCCGCAGGGCAAGAAGGGTACTCCGGTCGCCAATTCATACCTGCGCGACATCGCTGTGTGCAGCAAGTACGCGAACACCGCCTACGCTGCCGGTCTTGCACAGAACGGAACATCCGGCATCGCTGTCAAGATGGCTGGATAAAAAAAAGGAAGCAAAGAGGAAGCAATGGAAGAACAACCGAGAATTACCGACGTTGACGAAAATATCGCCAAGCAAATTGACAAAATGGGACAGGCGAATGATGGACTGATCCGCCTGTCCTCCGGCGTCATCCTGCGTGCAAAGCTGGCGAACCCGAACGTGTTGATCCGCGCCATGACAGCGCATCCGGCGCCAAAAGTACCCACGTTCCACTCCAAGGAGATGGGGCGTGAGATCGAAAACCCGGACGACCCGGATTACATTGCCCGTAAGCGGGCATGGCAAATGGAATATTCCAGCGCCATGCTCAATGTACTGGTCGGGTTGGGAACCGAACTGGAATCGATCCCGAAGGGCATTGAAGGACCGCACCCAAAGAAGGGTGGCGAAATGCCGAACTGGATTAGAGAATATGCCTCGTACGGACTTCCGACAATCCCCACCTCCCCCGCATGGAGGTACATCACATGGGTGATGTATATCGCCGCGCCTACCACTGATGATACGCAAAAAATATCCGAAGCCGTAATGGCACTCTCTGGCGTCAAGGAGGCGGACGTGCGGAACGGGGAGAACTTTCTTGCGGGTAACTAAATCGATTGGGTACACCGAAGAGACGGTGACGAAGATCGAGCCTGCGAATACGGTTTCGGCGGGGATCCGCTGGGGCGCCATATCCGGTGAATTTGTCCCTCTCTACGAGGAGCAGGTGGCGCGGATCGAGGCGCACTACACCATGGACGCGTGGTATGCGCTTGACCCGCTCGAGCGCGCCATGGTGATCGCGGTACGCAGGATCGGCAACGCCATGCAGAATCTACAAATGGAAGCCGAGATCAAAGCCGCGAAAGGTAAAGGACGAAAATAATGGAGAAGATCGGTGTCGAGGCAATCGTAACTGGATTGGTTCAATTCCTTTCCAGTATGAACAAAATAGACTCAAGCATTACAGATCTCAGCCCCAAAGCTTCAATGCTTGGCAAGGCATTTGAGGCCGTTGGAAATGTTGTGCAATGGCTTACCGGGTCTGTATTCAGGATACTGGAATACACACTCGGTTCTTTGCTTGCCAGTGCCATCCAAAAGGTCGTCTCCAGTTTACAGGAACTTATAGGGGCTGCCATCGAGGCTGGGAATGAATTCCAGCGATTGCAGATCCGTCTCAAGAATTTCAACTTCAACGCCGCCACAGAATCAGGGATGGGATTCCAGGAAGCCATGCAGTTCGCCACAAAAGCCACCAAGGAACAGATGACGTGGCTGCAAAAACTGGCCGCCACAACCCCATACGACTTGACCGACATCTCCAATGTGTACTCCCTTGCGCGTTCCTACAATTTTGCAGACAAAGAGGCTCGCCAGTTGACCTCCAGTATTGCCGACTTTGCGGCGGGCATGGGGCTGGGTGGAACCGAGATCGAGCGTATCGTGGTCAACTTTGGCCAGATGGTCCAACAGGGCAAAGTCACCCAGCGTGAAATGAACGACCTGGCACGTGGCGCCTTTGTGCCTGTCAATGACGTTCTCATCGAGATGCAAAAGCAGACCGGATTGACCGGAAAAGCCTTTGATGCCTTCCGCAACTCGGGAGAAGGCGTACAGGCCTTTATGGAGGCATTCAACAGCCTGACCGGACGCCGCTTTGCAGGAAGCACACAAGCCATGGCGCGCACATGGAAGGGCGCCACCGACAACGTAAAGGACTTTATTTCGTCCATCGTTGGGCTCGACGTGATTATGCCCGTCATGGACACGGTAGGCGGATACATTGCCGACTTCCTCGATGTGTTCACACGCGTGCCCTCAGAAGCCGAACGCGTTGTTGCGGAGATGGAAGGGGTGGAACTCCGCGACCCCTTTGGGGAGATCGTAGAAACATCCGAGAAGATCGGCAAGACCATTCAGGGTATTGTTGCGGACATCCTCGGGCTTGGACCGTCTGCGGATGACCTTGCCCAAAGTTTGGTGGATGGGCTTGGGGCATTCTCGGACTGGTTGATCGAACACAAGGATGACATTGTGGTTTGGGTGCAGGATGCCATTGCCAAGGTTGGCGAAATGGCGGACAAGATCTCTTCGTTCATCGAAAACAAGATCATTCCTGCGTTTGACCGTATCAGCCAGTGGGTCGATGAAAATGGCGGAACCATCGATGAATTCTTCTCCACCCTTGGAGAGATATTTGGACAACTCTTTGCGGATGCAACCAGTGGGCTTGAGGGAGAAGATCCTTTGGGCGCCCTGCTGGATGGTCTAAAAACATTTATGGATTTCGTGATCGAGAATAAGGACGAGATCATCAAATGGACAGAAGCCATCGCAAAGGTTGTCGTATATTTGACGATCCTTGATCTTATAGCCAAGGTTCTGGTTAGCGTCCTTCTTGCCCTGGCTCTGGCTGTTACCGCAGTGATTACACCATTTGCCATCCTGCAAAATGTATTCCTCGTTGTCGTAAAGGTTATCGGGCTGGTGTACACTGCCTTCAACTGGCTTTCGGCTCTTCTGATGACAAGTGTGTCAACCGCTTTTCTGGTGTTGATCGTTGCCATTGTCGGCGCGATCATGATGTTCAAAGTTCTCGAAATAGGTTTTCGGTCCGTGATCGGCGCGGTACAGATATTTGCCACAACGGTCATCACCTGGTTCAGCCTTATAAAATCGAATATCGTGAACACGATTACGCAAGCGGTCGAATCGATCAAGAACGGAGACTGGTTTGGAGCCGCCAAGGCGATCATCGATGGGATGTACAACGGCATCATCATAAACATGCACCTTGTCATCAACGCGTTGTATCAACTTGTCCAGAATGCAATAGACGCCGTCAAAACGGCACTTGGGATCTCGTCTCCGTCCACTGTGTTCATCGGCATAGGCATTGATCTTGTCACCGGGTTTGCCGAAGGTGTTACGAATGCCGCGGACGTATTGATCGAAGCCCTTAGAACTGTTCTGACCACCCTGATCGAGGCGGCCACTACAAAACTTGATGAACTTTCAAGTGTATTCTCGAGCAAATTCAAGCAGGCGGAATCCGCTGTGCGGGATGTGAACTGGTTTGCATTGGGTGTCCAGGTTGTGACCGGAATCATCAACGGCATCAAGAGCATGGGCGCATCGCTGGCGTCCGCGGCTACATCTGCCGCGAACAGCGCCACGAACGCCATCATGAAACTATGGAACATCCGATCCCCCTCCAAGGTGTTTTATGGCATCGGGCGCAACGCCATGCTTGGCATGGTGGAAGGCATCGCCAACACCAGTGGACTGTTGACCAGCACCATGAAAACCATTGCAGCATCGGCAGTGATGCAGGCGTCCGTGATCCCGTCCGCCATGTACTCGACCGCCGCACCGTCGCAATCCTCCACGATCAACAATACGTCAAATTACAACTTGAGCGTCCATACGTCTGCGCCGATAGAACCGATTCTTGCCGACTTTGCGATGTTGCAGGCGATGAACTCATAAAGAGGAACCATGATAAATCTACGCGTACTCGTACCTGAAAGCACCATCAATTACATCAAAAACCCGAACTTCGGAAAGAACACGACCGGCTGGACGACCTCTGGGGCGACCCTGACCCGCTCGCTGGATCGCGCCCGATTTGGAATTGCAAGCGGCAGGGTCGTGACAGCCGGATCGGCGGTCAACGAAGGCATATATTATCGTGTCAGCGGTCTCAATGGGGTCAGCGAGCCGATCACGGTCAGTGTATATGTGCGCGGCACGGGAAAATTGCGGGTGCGTCTGCGGGACGGTGGCGGAACTTCGTATTCATCGGATGCCGTGGCAGTCAACGACCGTCAATGGACGCGCTTGAGCGTTTCCGGGTTCTCGACCGGAACGAACGACCTGCGTCTCTATGTGGAAACTTCCGATGCGTCTCCACAGATCGAAACGTTCTACGTGGATGGAGCGCAGTTGGAGCGCAAGGCGTATGCCACCACCTACTGTGATGGAGACCAGCCCGGATGTGTCTGGAACATCACGCGTGGCGCAAGCACCTCCAGACGTGACGGGGATACGCGGCTTGGCGGCAAATGGGTTGACCTGGCTGGACCATGCAGGCAGAACAGCAATATTTACGTAACCGCCCTGACCGGCTTCGGCATGGCGCCCATCACCAACAACACCCAATCGTGGGGCAATGCTCCGGGCGCCTGGTACGACAACACCAAGATCAACTCGCGTGTCATGACCGTGAACTTCTACGTCAAGGAGGAGGCGCAACAACGCCAGCCCGAACCAGACCTCACTCCCCTGCACGCACTCCGGCAGCAATTGGTCGACCTGTTCAAGCCGGACCGCACCGTAGGCGGAGAAGCGTTCCTCTTTGAATATTCGGACACCGAAGGCGACCGGCCTTTGTACATCCGCCTGCGCTATGACGGCGGCTTGGATGGATCATGGGATGTGCGCAATGCCTGGACGAACTCCATGCCTGTCCGTTTTCTGGCGGTTGACCCGGACTGGCAGGAGGACAGCCAGGATGTCCTGCAATTGAACTGGAAAACGAATTACCCGTCCGTAAGCGACGGCACGATCTGGGTGCGTGACCAGAACGACAAATGGTCCAGCCTGCGGTCCTACATCACTGGTGACGTACTGGCGATTGTAGAGGGACCAGACGGAACATTGTATGCCAGCGTCAATTCAGGCGGAAACTCGAACATCATCTCGTTTGACGGCGAGACCGTCACCCTGCTGGGATATGTGAATAATAATGGCGGAACATGCCTTGCCATTCACCCTCTCGGCATCCTGTATGTGGCGGGAAACTTTACGCAGGTCAATGGTGCAGTTAGTTCCGTAAGCATCGCCCAATACAACCTCAACACCGGTGTTTGGAGCGCCGTAGGGGTTGGACTTGGCGGTCCCGTAAACACATTATGTGTTGCAGACAACGGACAACTCTACATTGGTGGAACTTTTACAACACTATGGAGTGGAGCAACCCCATATTATCGCATTGCACGCTGGGATGGAACTCAATATCGGACAGTTGGCGCGGTGAGCGGTTTCAATTTGTCAGTAAACTGGATCACAAAAACGACCGACCCGAACATCCTGTATGTTTGTGGCGGGTTCACCGGAGCGGTTGGAGGAACTCCCGTCTACGAACATGTTGCGCAGATAGACACGACCACCAACTTGATCTCCCCGCTTGGGGATGGGCTGACAGACGCCTCAATATCCCGTGGACACAGCATCATTGTTCGCAACGATGGCATCGCCTATTGTTCCACTGTCCAAAGCGGGGATGTGCTCGGAAAGATTTGGGAGTACCGAGGCGGCTCGTGGTTCGAGATCCTGTCGCTCTCGGATAATTACGCATTGACCATGGACATTGGAGAGTTTGGAGAATTGTACATCGGCGGGAACTTCACCGCCTCGCCTCAATACGGCGCGCTCTATAAAATGGCAAAATACACGAACGGGGCATGGACGAACCTGGAAGGCAACCTGTTCGGGAGCGGCTACGTCCGCAGGCTGCTTTTCTCGAAGATCCGTGGCGTCCTCTATGTGGCTACCGATTTGGATGCCGCCTTTGCCCCCTACACCTCTGCCTATAACATGGTCACAAATTCCGGCTCGTATGGTGTGTTCCCGATCCTGTATGTGCTCGGGCAGGCGACCGTGAGGTATATCGAAAACCTTGCGACCAAACAGGCGATCTACCTCAACCTGTCGATTTTCGAGGGCGAAGAAGTGGAGATCGATTTCGCACGCGGAACGATACAATCCTACTCGCGTGGAAGCCTGCTTTCCAGCCTTCAACCCGGCTCGGAACTTCGTGCCGTGTACCTGCTGCCTGGAAGCAACGAGTTTGCCATCCTGATGGACAACGAAGTGACGCCCTCGATCCAATTGCGCTGGAGTCCTAGTCACTGGAGCGCGGACGCCATCGCGGAAGTGGAGGAATAATGGGAGCCCGATACGAAGTATGGCTTTGCGGGGATAATGGCAGACGCCTGGCGCTGCTCAACAAACTTGCCTATTGTTCGTACGCCCGTAGCGTAAAAGGCTACGGATACATCGAACTTGGCATCCCCCTTGCAGAAATGCAGGCCGTGGCGCCGCAGGTGTTTTCTGTCGATTGGAGGCTGGACGTGTGGCGCAGCCCTCTGGAGGGCGTGCCTGCACGACGCGAAAAATCCTTCCTGCTGAGAAAATACAATGTCCAGACCCGCGATGATGGCGTGACGATGTTGACCCTGTATGGGCGCACTCCCCTCGACATCGTGCGCAGGCAGTATGTGGATGAGGCGGAGGATACGACCTATACGGGATATGCCGACGACCTGATGAAACAACTGGTGTCGGATTACCTGCTGGGTGCTCCAGCAGGATACGCAACGGTACCATCGGGGGAGTTTACGGTCGAGGGTGATGTATCTGCCGGACCGCAGATCACCAAGTCGTTCTCGCTCAACAACCTGATCGACGCGCTCAAGGCCATCCAGGAGGAGACCGAATCGCGCCACTTTGAGGATGAAAGCCAGCCGAAAGTATTTTTTGATGTTGTGGAGAACGAGGCGCTTGTATCGAACGGATTCGGATATACCTTCCGCACCCTGACCGGACTGTACGGTGCGGATCGAAGCCAGGGAGTTACATTCTCGCTTGATAACGGGAACATCAAAGACCCGTCCTATTATGAGGACTATAACGACAAGACCACTGTGCAGGATGTCGTCAACAAGAACGTGCCCGCCACGAACGCCACAGCGGAAAGCCCGGACAGGTATCTGTCCCGTTGGAATACCGCGCGGGTCGCCGAAACCTCAAGTGTGGCGGACGCCAGCGCAAACCTTGGGAAGGCCCATTCGTCATTGCAAAAGGGCTCTGCGGAAAAAAGGCTGAATGTGACCTTTGTCAATTCGCCTGGAGGTCCGAGACAACCCCGTTCTCTGTATGGTATCGATTGGGATCTGGGAGACCTTTTGCCTGTTCGGTACGCAGGAAAGATATTCAATGTGGAAGTTCTGGTGGTGTATGTCGCCTTCAATTCGGATGGCGTGGAGAACATTACCGGCATGAACAGCCTGGGAGTATAGCATGTCAAACATCATGGACGATGTCAAAAACGGAGGATTGACCTCCGAACTTGTCAGGAAGATAGGAGACCTTGAGGCATTCGTGCGCGACCACCGCAGTGTTTTTCACGCACAGGGCAGCGCAGGAGCGTTCATTTCGTTTGCCAATTGGCGCGATGACCCGAATGAGCAGATAGATAATCCTTCATTCTTCGCGTCATTACAAAACCTTGTGGATCAAAACAGAGACAGAGGCCTGCCATCTTGTGCAGTTGTCACCCCGACTGGAACCTACCCGGGAAGTAATGCCTTTTTAGGAGGAGTTCTTCTTCCAGACGGGCGCGTCTTTTGTGTGCCAAGAAACTCCACATCTGCCCGCATTTACGATCCGACAACCGACACCCTTTCCACCCCGACCGGAACCTACCCCGGCGTTGGTGCGATGTATGGAGGTGTGTTGTTACCAGACGGGCGGGTCTTTTGTGTGCCAAGAGATTCCACGACCGCCCGCATTTACGATCCGACAACCGACACCCTTTCCACCCCGACCGGAACCTACCCGGGAAGTAATGCGTTCGCCGGTGGGGTATTGTTGCCCGATGGGCGTGTGTTTTGTGTGCCGCATAACTCAACGACCGCCCGCA